GGAGAAGGTGAAGGAGAAGGTGAAGGAGAAGGTGAAGGCGAGGGTGAAGGTGAAGGTGAAGGAGAAGGCGAGGGAGAAGGTGAAGGAGAAGGCGAGGGAGAAGGTGAAGGTGAAGGAGAAGGTGAAGGTGAAGGAGAAGGCGAGGGAGAAGGTGAAGGTGAAGGAGAAGGTGAAGGTGAAGGAGGATCAGGAAATGCCGAGGGAGGATCCGGAGAATTGGAGTTACCTAAAACCGGACAAAAAGTAAGATTAGATAGCGGAGCTATTAAAACTATAAAGAAGGTTTATAAAAACGGAGATATAGAAGTTTAATATGTACGTACAAAAAGGAAAATACAAAATCATTTCTGACGAAAAAGAAAGCGAATGGAAAGATGGGGATCCAGATAAGCCAGATCAAGAGAAGGGGGATTGGAATCCACAGAAAGAAAAACCAATACAGAAGGAAAGAAAATCTGTAAAAGACAAGGTAAAAGAAATAGTAAACAATGCTGCAAACAGAGGAATGGGCAGTGGAGGAGGATCAGGGGCTCTTAGAAAATTCGTTGAAAGATTAGCTAATCCACAGATTAATTGGAGAAAAATATTACAAAGATACGTTTCGACTGCCAACGAGGAACCTACAATGTATAAAATACCAAACAGAAGATATGCTAGTCAAGGCATTTACCTTCCTGGTCTAAGAGGAAAGGAAGAGGGATTTGGATCAGTTGTAATTGCAGTTGATACCTCCGGAAGTATAGGATCCGAAGAATATAATACTTTCTTGACAGAAGCTAGAAGTATACTTAAAGCTTTTTCTCCTGAAGAAATTTGGATAATCTATTGCAGTGATGACATAGATGGTATAGATTATTTAAAATACCCAACTCAAAAATTAGATCCTTCTAAACAGGGATCTACGGGTGGTAACGAACTTGGATTTGACCCGCCTATAAAATGGGCAGAAGATAACATTCTAAAAAAAGGAAAAGATCTTGCCTGCCTCATATACTTTACTGACGGTGGTGCTCACGACCCTGAAAAACCAAAATGGCACAAAAAAATTATTTGGGCAATGATAAGCAGTAAACAAATGCCGTTCGGTAAACATGTAAATGTTCCGATGAAAGAGTTAAAAAGAAAAAAATAAACATGAAAAGAATTTTATCAGTACTTCTATTTTTATCACTATCAGTAGTATTAAAAGCCCAAGACACAGTAAGAATTAAAAATCAAGTGTTTGAAGTTTTATATTCGCAGAAATTAGAGCAGCCTTTATGGATCAAATATAGATCAACCAACAGACCTACTAATGTTAATAGGGGATCAATGGATTTTTACACAGAAAAATCAGTCAAAACTTCGGATGCTGATGATTATGTAAAAAATGTGTATGATAAAGGACATGGAGCACCTGCTGCTACATTTTCTGACAACATGGAAAACCTAAAGCAAACATTTTCTTACCTTAATTGCATTATGCAAAATCAGTATCTGAATAGGGGTGAATGGAGATTATTGGAGGAGCAGATCAGAAAATGGGACGATAAAGAAAATATCACTGTATTAATTAAAATATTTTTTGACAATCCCGTTAAAAGAGTTGAGACAAATGCTGCCATTCCCTCCCACCTACAAAAGCATATCTACTTTGAGTCTCAAAAAAAGTGGAGATGCTTTGTTTTTTTAAATGAAAAGCCAAAATTTAGCTGGGAACAATTAGAAATGCTTTGCGAAGACAAGGATCACAAAAATTAATTTTTGATTCTAATTTTCGAAGAGAAATCAAGGGCTTGCGAGATTATTTGATGCATGTCATAATACTTATACTCTGCTAATCTTCCGCCAAAATTAAACTTCGGATTTTCCACGGACTTGGATCTATACACTTCATAAATCTTTTGATTTCTTCCGTCATTTATTGGATAGTAGGGATCACCTAACGATTTTGAATATTCTTTTGTGATGATCGTGTGGTTTTGTTTTCCAAATTCAAAATGTTTGTGTTCTACTATTCTTGTATATGGTACATCTAAATCTGTATAATTAACCCCAGCTACCCCCTGAAAATCCGGAATATCTAAAAGTTCTGTTTTAAAATCTAAGGATCTATATTCTAATTTTCCAAATTCATAATTATAGAATCTGTCTATCGGACCGGTGTAAATTACATTCTTTGCTAGAGAGTCAAAAAATTCTTTATTATCAAAATAATTGTGATTTAATCTGACGTCTATACCATTAAGAAGTTTTTCAAAAATCTGTGTGTACCCGCCAACTGGGATTCCTTGGTATGGATGATTATAGTAATTATCATCAAAAGTTAGACGTATTGGAATTCTTTTTACTATGGAAGCAGGAAGTTCCTTCGGAGATCTTCCCCACTGTTTTGTAGTATACCCTTCTATAAAAATTTTATAAAGATCTGGTCCAATTTGATCTAGCATCCATTCTTCCATGTTTTTTGGATCCTCGTGAAAAATCCTTATCTCTTCCAGTAATTTCTGGACTTCAGCAGGAGAACTGATACCATATACTTGTTGAAAAGTTAGTAAGTTGATCGGAAAGGAATATATTTTTCCTTTATAGTTAACCCTTGGTCTGTAGCTAAAATGATTAAAATCGCAGAATTTTTGAATGTAATTCCAAACACTTAGATTATCTGTGTGAAATATATGGGGCCCATATTTATGAACATTAATACCATCTATGCTTTGTGTGAAACAGTTTCCTCCAATATGATCTCTCTGATCTATTACAATAACTGACTTACCTGATTTTTTTAATTCGTTTGCAACAATAGATCCGTAAAGTCCAGCTCCAACTATTAGATAATCAGTCATGTTCTATTTATAAAAATACTTGTTTTTATATTTTGAGCGGGAGACCGGGCTCGAACCGGCTACCCCGACCTTGGCAAGGTCGTGCTCTACCAAATGAGCTACTCCCGCTTACTAAACCTGTTTTTACTAAATAAACCAGATGTGATTATTAGACAGAATCTGGTTTATTATATTGAGCAGCGAAAGGGATTCGAACCCTCTCGTCCAGCTTGGAAGGCTGGCGTGCTACCATTGAACACCACCGCTGCTAGTATCCGAAATTATATGCTAAAAAATTTTAAAAGTTCCTAGTAATTATTTGCTACTCAAATTTTGACCGTTTTACTACTCAAATTTTGACCATTTGCGGACCGGACGGGACTCGAACCCGCGACCTCCGCCGTGACAGGGCGGCATTCTAACCAGCTGAACTACCGGTCCATTAATCAAAAATGTGTTTGTATTGCTTTATATTCTTTCTAATAACAGTAACATAAGATTTATCTTCAGCATACACATCATCTAAAAGATCTAGATACTCTTCTTTGGTGTTGATGTCTCTCCTTCTCATAAAAAAGGATTGCCAATGAAAATAATCCTTTACGCTATCGTCCCAATCTTCGTATCTTGCATATCCCCTTTTGTTTCTACCTATAGAAGTTGTTTCTCTCCTTCCTGGAAATCTCATTCCAAAAAGATTGTTATGCTTTTTAAAAAGCCCGGATGTAAAATTCCCGGATTCTATAATTGCCTGTACGAAAGCTATTTCGGGGAATTTTATTCCGCTTTCAATAATTTCATTATAAAGATTTTGATGAGAAATTTTTTCTACCTCCTCCGGAATTATTTTGAAGAATTTAAAATCTGGTTCTTTTTGAAATTCCCAAGCTGGAATTAAAAAAAGAAAAATTAGCACTAATATTTTTTTCGTTTTCATATAAAAGTGTTTCCTATCTATCCCAAATTTAATAAAGAGGATTATTAATAAAAAATGCGGAATATATAGATTTGTGAGACATCTAACAATTTACGAGAGTTTTTATGGTATCTCTCAGAAAGGAAGAGATCTATTCGGGATGGAATTTAAAAAAATCCTCCATAATAGAACAGTAATAACTGGGCCAATTTATAACGAGGAAAAGATAGAGGAACTTTTCAGCGAGAGAAATCAGTCCAAATTAATTGATGCATGTTATCTTGGGTGGAGGGGGGGATTCACCTTAAATAATGACGAGATCAAAAGAGCAGAACATGCGGAAAAAAATATAAAGGGGTTCATAGGAAATAAGCTGGAAGAACTTGAGTGTCTTATCTCCTATTATCATCCTATGTATATAGATACTGTTTATCAATTCTCCCCTATAAAGGTTTACGCCCCCGGAGCATCATGGGATTCAGAAAATTATCTTAAAATTGAAAGAACATGGGGATCAAGATACAGTGAAAAATACTATGAGATATTACCTGAAATAATAAACAGGGTGAAAGAATTTGCATCCCGATATAAAGTTACTCACGTTTTACCTCATGGACCCAGAATTGTAGATTATGCACTCCAAATTCTTCAAAATCCTAAAGATGATGTGGAGAAGCGTGCATCATACGGAACAAAAGAACCAGTATTTACTCCGATTGAAAAATTTAAATGGGAATCCTATTATTGGTAATAATGATGCCCGACTAGGATTCGAACCTAGACTAAGTGGACCAAAACCACTTGTGCTGCCATTACACCATCGGGCAATAAAATCAGAGAATATTTAATCAGCGTGTGTTGTTGTCAAATCCAATTTTGATGAAGTAACGCTTCTTACCGCTTCTGATTTGTGGGAGCAGGTGGACTCGAACCACCGAACTCGTAAGAGGAGGGATTTACAGTCCCTTGCAATTGCCGCTATGCGATGCTCCCGCTTTGTTTAAAGAGATTATTTTAGCTTATAGTATCTAAATCTGATTAAAAATTAGAGTTCAGCTATGAGCTTATAATAAGGTATTATGTGATCCCTTTGGGACTCGAACCCAAAACCCCTACATTAAAAGTGTAGTGCTCTACCGATTGAGCTAAGAGATCCTCGAATGTAGCCCCGCACGGAGTCGAACCGAAATTTCCTCCGTGAAAGGGAGGCGTCCTAACCATTAGACGACGGGGCCAAGTTTTCCAATATGTCAAAGAACCATCTGCGGGGATAAAAGGATTCGAACCTATGACCTAGCGATTAACAGTCGCTTGCTCTACCGCTGAGCTATATCCCCAATTTCTGAGGCGATTTCCAGAGTCGAACTGGAGTAAGAGGTTTTGCAGACCCCTGCCTGAACCACTCGGCCAAATCGCCATCAAAAGAAAAACCCAGACCTTTTGGATCTGGGTTTTTCAATTTATATTTTAGACATGTTAACCCAGATCCGTATCCATATAATCCCCCTTATTACCTTGTTCAGGCATTTGGTTGCAATTATATGTGAACTGAGTCTTCATGAGATGTTTGTTATATATCAAACGTTATTTTTTGTTTCGTGTAAATTTAAGAAAAAAATTACATTTCCCAAACAGGATTTGCAATAATTAATTTATCTCCTTCAATTCTTGGAATTTCTCCAAGATCGTTATAACCAGCATATTCTATTTGATCCTGCGTGAATTCCCTTCCTTGAAAAATTACTACCTCTTTCTTAGGATCTGGAGCTTCTCCGTAATTTTGATCTCCCCTTGAATATCCAGAAACCCCAGTTCCTCTTAGACTGTCTTTAGCTGCCTTTGTAGCGGTAGGCCTTCCAAAATTAAAATCGAAAAAACTTTCGCTTATTTCGTTATATCCTTTAAGATGTTTCATATCTACTTATTATATTTTTGTATTTAATAATCTATTTATCTAAGTTCCACCGGAACTTCTTCTGGTGTTCTAGGAGCTTCCATATTTGCAGTTGCCGCTGCAACATTACCAAGAGCTTGAGCCATTAATTGTCCTCCAGCATCGGTTTTAACCGGACCTACTACATCGTCTCCTGGAACATCGTCAGCTGAAAGAGGAGGTAATGCTGTGGCTTGACCTGTTATTGCTTTAGAAAGATCTGCTTCAAATTCTGGTGTTCTACTTGTTTTAAAATAATCCAAGAATCCTACTAGGGTTCCTTGATCCAATTTTCTCACATTAGTTCCGACTCTGTTACCTTCACCAGAAAGCTGATCGTTGGTGTTACCCTCCATAGTTGTCATGGTTTTCTTTTGTGGATCTACTGATACTATTATACCAGTATGTCCCAATCCTTTACCTGGTCTGGTCATTATAAATACTTGTCCTGGCCTAACTAAATTTGGATTGATCCTAGCTTGATCTATGGTAATCTTTGCATCCTGGTCTGATTTATTCCAGTGATTCATTACCCCTCCAGTCTTAGGAAGTGGGTTTGAAGTTCCAAGTTGCTTGGAAAGCTGGTCAAAAATATAATAAACAAAGGCTGCACACCAGGGTAAACCTGGGCCTAATCCTACTGATTGTAGATATTTGTCTACTTCCGGTCCTTTATTACTTCCCTTTGGTTCTTCTTTTGCGTCTTTATTAGCTACTAGGACACCTGCTAATTTCTCTCCTGCTGTTGAGGGATCACTTATAGCAAATTGAGCTTCGCTGACAAATTGTGAAAATGACTGTATTTTTCTCATATAAACGAATATTTACAAGATATATATCTTTATGAAAATACTAGAAACGTTCGATCAATTCTTAAAAAGAAACAGCTATGCAATCTTAGAGCAGGAAGGAACAGATAAAGGTTTTATAGCCGTTATAGGATCCACAGACACTGACAATCTTTTTGCGGGAGCTGCAAATCCTATAGGTATTCAACAGGATACCACAACCTCGCTTAAAATAAGCGGAGTAGAAGAGATGATAAAGATAGGGGCTGCAAAAAAATTCGAGAGTGTAACGAGCGGGAAAAAAGTCAAAGCAGGAATGGATTATTTAACAATAACTGCTGATGGCAAAAAATACACAATGACAGAAACCGGTTCCGTCAAGATTCCGTTCAATAATTCCACAGTTTTGGAAGTCGAGGGTTCGGGAAATGGATTATTAGCTTTATTAAGAGCTTTGCATTATTTGAATGTTGCAGTTACTAAAAATTCGTTTGATTATAAGTTTCCATTTGAGGGAATCATGATGATCAAAATTGGAGAGGTCACTAGAAAAGGAATGGGTCTAAGTGTTAATGGAAAATATGATCAAGCAAATGGAGTTAGGATCTCAACTGGATATGCCGATCTTGTGAAAAGATTCGAGAATCAACTCAAAGAAGCTTTATCACAAGATCAAAAACCAGACGAAATTCAAACTAGCTCTAATGATCAAATAGTAGTTTCAGGAGATAGTATCGCTGATGGAATTAAAGCAGCTCATTTCTTAAGAAATAATGCTAAATGGAATTCTAAATTTAGCTCGTTTTTCGGATTTAGCGAGATGAAGAAGGTTTTCGCAAAAGAACCGCCGGCGTACTATTTAGCTGTTGTTTTTCAATATTGTCTTGCTGGTTTATCGGATTTTTATCCGATGGATTTAAGTAAAATTTATAAGGTGGATCTCCAACCATATGCTGAAAAAATTGTAAGTGCACAGCCAAATGACATCAAAAGTTTCGATCCCACCTCTATAAAAACCCAAATCATGGAGATGCTAAAGATCTACCAGCCAAAAACACTTAAGGACTACCCAGAATTTGATGAATTTTTACCCAAATACTGGAACGTGCTTTCTAACGCAATAGTAAATAGAATCTTAAGAGAAATGCCAAAAACATACAATAGTGCGATTGCAAATGTTGAGGTAGGTTCCGCTGTACAGTCCACAGGAGGAATAGGAACGGGGGGAATCACCCATGGATCTGGTAAGGTTGATAATTAAGGTCTACTTCCAGTAGTTAAAACCTGTTTCAGTCCGTTTTCATCCTTGGAAACATAAATCAAGATCTCTTTAGGTTCTTTACCGAAGTTTTCTGTGTGGATAATGCCAGCATCTATATAGTAGGCAATTTTCCTCTTTTCCAAATCTTTTTTAATTTCCCTAAATTTTTGAATTGTAACTTCAACAGTTTTAGGTTCCTGAGCAAATACGGAATAGCTAAATCCTAGAACTAATAAGAATAGAAGAATCTTTTTCATTGCTTTTTAATTTAGGATCAAATTTACGAGGATTTTTTAAAAATAAAAAATGTACACCCGGTAGGGGTCGAACCCACATTTCTTGATCCGTAGTCAAGTGTTCTAATCCATTGAACTACGGGTGTAGTTATTGAATTATCAGATGTAGATAATAAGCTAACTTGTATCCTGCAAAAGCCCCAAGTGCAGAGGGAATGGGGAAAACTATTAATTTTCCTAAGGAGGTCACGTATTTAGGACGATTTACAATTCTTCCCATAAAATAGTAATATGTAATATAACCCAATAAAACTCCTATATCTAACCGGGTCGAAATGAAAACTACCAAAGTTGCTCCAATAAATCCAAAGAGAAAATTATCTCTAACTCCCTCAAAAATCTCAAAGGCGGTTGCATCCTTATACTCTTTAACTATCTCTTTTATTTTTTTAGTCGGCATTCTTATTTTCCCTCCCAGGTTTTTTTGTTATCATGATATGCTAGCTTACATTCCCCGCTGTCATATATCTCAGTATGATCGAAACAATCAAAATCGAATTGTGAATCGTGAACCCATTCAGTCAAAGAATACACGCTGAAAGGTTCAGTTTGGCATTCTTTGATTCTAGATTTATCTAGGAACCTGTTCAGGCTATAATCTATAAACCCGTTTGTAATTCCAGGCTTAGCAAAAATTACATAATCGTCTAATAGATCAATCTTTAAGATTGATTCTTCTTTCTTGTAGAAATATAGGGATCTTCTTTTAATTAAACACAGATCCCTTTCTGTTCTTAATCCTAGTCCTTCTTTGACTGAGACTTTCCAATTCAGATCATAGTCTATGTAAATTCCTCCATAGTAATCTAAAACAGTGTATCTAGCAATTTGTAACTTGTGGAAAATACCAGAAGAAAAATAAAGTTCTTCCCTGCCGTAAGATTTAATTAATGGGATTAAATGCTCATCGTCCCACTCCAGAATTTCTTCAGAGGGATTTAAGGATTTAAACTTTTCCAGATTAGACAAAAAATGCTGAGGAATTTTTCGATCCCCAACCCAAATAAAGTGAACTATCATTTTCTGTGTGACCCAGGAGGGACTCGAACCCCCACGTCTTTCGACACTAGATCCTAAGTCTAGTGCGGCTACCAATTACGCCACTGGGCCAATTATTTCTTTATTTTTAAGTAATATCTGATGCAAAAGTTTCATAGTAAAACTATTTAGATTTACCATGGATTCTATAATATCGCTTCTTATATCTAAAAAAAGACTCCTGTCCTTGAGAACAAATCTTTTATTCGCATGGAGATGAGAATAATCTAGACTGTCATTCATTGAAAAAGTTCCATATTCATCAGGGATATTCAGAATTGTATTTTCTTCTCCGAAAAAGAATTGTGGAGAAAGAGCTGCTATCTTTTGAACTCTTAAATCCCCAAGCTCTTTTAAAATCTTCTGTTCACAAAAAACCATATATTTTCCGTTCAAATCAGGATCGTCCCAAAATCTTTGCGAAAGGATTTCCATCCATTCCAATGAGATGTTAGCATATTCCATTCTAAAATCTTCATTATTTATATAAAGGAATGAAACGTTGGTTGAATGTGTGTTTTTCCATCCGAATTTAATCGGATATTCATTTACTATCTGATTTAGTATTTTGTCTTTGATGCTGGGATAAACCTTTACTCCTTCTTCGATCTGATTAACTATTATATCGTATTTGGATAAGTCCTTGATTTCAAATGTTTTTCTTTTGAAATATAAATCACAATCCATCATTATGAAAGGAGCTTCTATGTTTTTCATACACTTCAGCTTGGAAGCAGTCCAGAAAGCTCTTCTATTAATATTATCACTTTTTGATAAAGGATTAGTTTCTACACTGTCCCATAAATTTAAAATTCCAATTTTTTCTAGATAATTGTAAACTGAGGGACACACATAAATTACAGTTTCACATTCCGGATATAACACCTTCCAATTCGAAACTGATGCAATCAGACAAACGAGCTCAACCTCATGAAGGAAAAATTCTCCATCTTTTTTTATGTCCTCTAAAACCCAAATAGTTTTCATACATAACAAAAATATCGTGGACCAGCCTGGGCTCGAACCAGGGACCTACTGATTATGAGTCAGGTGCTCTAACCAACTGAGCTACAGGTCCAATATTATTAAATTTTAAGAAGTTGCGTGATTTAAGGGACTTATCTCGAGTATTTACCCAATCCAAAGTACTGCTTGATATAATCCGCTGTCATTTCCTCTGTGGGTATTAATTCTTTATAGGGATAGTCAGTTTCGCCAGAAAATTCTGTGGGTTTTTCCAATGAAATTAGTTTAATATAATTCTTGTTTTTCGATTTAACATACTTTTTCCTGTTTATTGGATTATATGCTGTCTTTCCTAGATCAACTCTTAATTTTAATTCCGGATCGTTCATAGCATAATCCATTTCTATGAAAATTTGATCATCGGAAGAAAGATATGTTTTATCAATCGGAACTGAAATGGTTTTATTCTTGACACCGAGTCTTCTTTTTAACCCTATCATATTCAGGGTATTTATGCTGTCAGGATCATTCTTAACTAGATCTTTCATTTTTTCAACAACCTCACCCTCGTCTTTTGAAAAAAAGACTAGTTCTGTGTCTGGATTTGGCTCTTCGAAAAGAATTCTTTCTTGCAACCTCGTTTTTGATGCTGCGTTTTTAGCTCCGGATCTTAGTGTATTAAGATAAACATCGGGGTCGATAATACCCCTTAGTTGTCCATAATGTGTTTCTCCATTGGAGAATGTGATTTTAAAAATAGAGTAAGCCCCGGTTTGTTCTGACTTGGGGCGATACTCTAAAATCATGGACTCGTTAACGAAGTCTAAAAATCTAGTGATAATTTCCATTTCCTATTTTTATGTCCATTTATATATCCTACTGGAAAGAAAATTAGCTTAGAATCTACGCGGAGAGGGAGGGATTCGAACCCTCGGTACAGATTTAAGTCCGTACAACGGTTTAGCAAACCGGCCCTTTCGGCCACTCAGGCACCTCTCCTTTTTGTCGAGTAGGCAAGATTCGAACTTGCGAGTTGTCTTGGTCCCAAACCAAGCCGGGTAACCTGACTCCCGAACTACTCGATAATGGTTGAACGACCGGGATCGAACCGGCGACATCTAGCGCCACAAGCTAGTGCTCTGCCAACTGAGCTACATCCAACATTTTAATGTGATCCCGATTGGATTCGAACCAATGACCTACTGCTTAGAAGGCAGTTGCTCTATCCAACTGAGCTACAGGACCAATTTGGTGATCTCCTCGGGGTCGCGGCCACCTCTCCCGTTGAGAAGATCTAGACCAAGAACGACGCAAAATGTGGCTCGACGCTGTTTTTGGTTTGTACCTGGGGCGGGAATCGAACCCGCACGGACTTTGCAGTCCAACAGATTTTAAGTCTGTCTTGTCTACCTATTCCAACACCCAGGCAAAAGGTGCCGGTGGAAGGGTTGTTTACCTTCACGGTGTCCTTTTCGGTTACACCCCCACTCTAGATCAGGGACGTCTATGACTGGCCAAGTCATCATTCCGCCACACCGGCATGTGCAGAGAGAAAGGGATTCGAACCCTTGTTACGATCGCTCGTAAACACGCTTTCCAAGCGTGCTCCATCAGCCTCTCGGACACCTCTCTATTTGACTGCTAACGAACTTTTTGTACGCTAACAAGGATTATGTTAGTGTACAAGTTTTACGTTAGTATCGAGCCTCCTATCGGGATCGAACCAATGACCTACGCATTACAAGTGCGTCGCTCTACCAGCTGAGCTAAGGAGGCAATTGCGGAGGCTCAGGGATTCGAACCCCGGTTACAGTTACCCGTAAAGCAGTTTTCAAGACTGCCGCATTCGACCGCTCTGCCAAGCCTCCGTTATTTTCCACAATGTCAAAGAACCCTAAATAAAAACCCAGACCTCTTTTGAAGGAGATCTGGGTTTTTTAGAACTAAAATGAATTTAAGTTTCTTAATTGCCCAGATTCTCCACAGGGGTTATCGGTCTTCTTGTTGAAGATGATAACGAACTATGAAGGGGCAATATGTTGAAACCTTTTTTCATGTTAATTGATCTATATATCGTTTGAATATCTATTTTATACAAATATACAAAAAAGTTACAAAAAAATTAAGCCATATCATTCTCAGTACTGCAGCTCCCGATAGAGGTTAGATTATATCTAAAAAACCCATCTCCACTGGAAAAAAATTCAAAAATACCGATTTGAGCATATCCATTGATACCATTCGATGGGTATCCAGTCCCAGAGGGATTATTTTGGTTGTTTGTATTAGCATTAAACAGGTAAGTTCTTAAAAGCGTTCCCCCTGATGCACTGATGTCTGTACCGGTATCCGAGAAAGTTGAACCACTGTAGCACCTGATTATAAAGTCCATACACCCAACCCCTACTGTATCATACCAATTGAGATATATTCCGATTTTCCATCTTGTTATAGAGGTGTCTAATGCAGCTATTGATTTGGGTCTAACTAAAACAACTTCCTGTCCAGCAGTTGAGGTATTATCACCAGCCCAATAAATGAGTGTTGTTGAGGTATTTATGCCTGTCGTCGAGCCCACAGTAGATGTCATTCCTCCCCCTGGAGCATATCCAACATAACGGGTTGGTGCCCCGCTAGCATTTTTTATACCATCATAGGATGTACCAGTTCCTGGTTCAATGCCAGTGAATGTATCAGCATCACCTCCATTCAAAGTTCCTGGCCAAACATATCTGAACATCAGAACATCGGCATCACTACCGATGATAGCAGTAGATGGTCCAGTAGGCCTTCTTCCTAAGCTGGTCATGTAATATCTCTGGCTCATGATTTATCTTTCAATGCTATTCTTCTACCTCTTAATTTTAATGTTTTTAGAGTTCCGGGTTTCATCACATGGATTCTATTAAATTCTAAATGTATTATTTGGTTCAAATGATGGAAAGGGGTTAAATATGTTTCTTGACCCCATCCTATTTCAATCTGTACCCAGCCATCAGGTTTAACCTCCCAATCAGTTGATCCTTCAGCGAATTCTATCTCCCAAGTATCGTATCCCGGTTGGGGTCCAAAAGAAAAAGAAAATTCATCCTCACCTTCTGGAAGGGTGTTTTCAAAGTAAATATCAAAGTATGGAGGTATTTCATTTTGAACTATTACTGGCTCTAAATGTGTCATTATTTTTCTCTTTTAAGTTCTTCTATTTCTTTTCTTAAGTCTTTTATAGCCTCTATGAGAAGAGGTATAATTCTGTCATATCTTACCCCATAATATCCATCTTCTCTTTCTTTAACTGCATCAGGAAGAACTTTAATCAGCTCTTGAGCAATTACTCCAAGATCGTGACCTCTATTAACTTCATGAGCCTTGTCGTTCCAATCAAATTCCACTCCTCTTATGCTAGAGACCTTTTCCAAAGCATCCTGAATAACCGAAATATTATCCTTTAATCTTTCATCCGAAGATGAATAAGCAGTGATATCTCCTGTTGCTGTGATTGCTCCAGTTACTGCTAATGTACTGCTGTTATAAGTCAATCCTGTTTCTCCGTCTATCGAAGTAGCACTACCAGTTGCAGTCAATATTCTGTGATCTGCATTATTGTTTATTGTAAGTAAGTTACCTGTAACACTAGCGAGCCCAATGGTCCAGAAATATGTTGTTCCGTCGTAGTAAACTCCAAGAACGTCTTGTGAGTTTGCAGCGGATGTTGGGGTATAAGATCCTCCTCCAACTACTTGTGAACTAGAGGGAAGTACCATTGTTCTACCTCCAGTAGCATCTTGTTTTACTATTAATACCCCAGTATCTCCAGCTTCAAATTCGCTAAGTGTAAACGTAGTTACATTTTGATTTAAAGTAACTGTTGCATTTGCTCCAGATCTTAAAGGCCAAGAAAGACTTCCTGAACTTATGCTTAATGGATTTTGATAAACCCTTACTTTCCCAGTTACAAAAAGTCTCGTATTATCGAATGTTAAGTTAGGCTCCCCTTGGAAAGGCGTGGAATTGTTTCCAGTCATGGTAACAACATAGTTGTCGATGTTATTACTAGATATTGCTGAACTAGAAGCTCCCGAAGTTCCGGATGTTCCGCTTCCCCCGGAAGCTCCTGAAGTTCCGGATGTTCCGTTTCCACCGGAAGCTCCTGAAGTTCCTGAGGAACCTCGGGTTCCAGAAGATCCTGAGGTTCCAGAAGATCCATTAGCTCCTGATGCTCCAGAGGTTCCAGAAGAACCAGAGTTTCCTGAGGTTCCAGAAGATCCATTAGCTCCTGATGCTCCAGAGGTTCCAGAAGATCCATTAGCTCCTGATGCTCCAGAGGTTCCAGAAGATCCTGATGCTCCAGAGGTTCCAGAAGATCCATTAGCTCCCGATGCTCCAGAGGTTCCAGAAGATCCTGATGCTCCAGAGGTTCCAGAAGATCCAGAGTTTCCTGAGGTTCCAGAAGATCCTGATGCTCCAGAGGTTCCAGAAGATCCAGAGTTTCCTGAGGTTCCAGAAGATCCAGAGTTTCCTGAGGTTCCAGAAGATCCTGATGCTCCAGAGGTTCCAGAAGAACCAGAACTACCTGATGCTCCAGAGGTTCCAGAAGAACCAGAGTTTCCTGAGGTTCCAGAAGATCCTGATGCTCCAGAGGTTCCAGAAGATCCAGAGTTTCCTGAGGTTCCAGAAGAACCAGAACTACGAAGTACCTGAAGTACCAGTTGAACCAGAAGAACCAGAGGTTCCAGAAGAACCAGAACTACCTGAAGTACCAGTTGAACCAGAACTACCTGAAGTACCTGAAGTACCTGAAGAACCAGAGTTTCCTGAGGTTCCAGAAGAACCTGTCGATCCGTTGGTTCCATCAATTCCTGACGTTCCCGAAGATCCAGGGGGACCCTCATTTCCTGATGTACCTGCTGATCCTGAGGTTCCAGAAGAACCAGAGTTACCTGATGTACCTGAAGATCCATCAGTTCCGGAAGTTCCAGATGACCCTGAGGATCCAGAAGTACCTGTACTACCGGAGGAACCATCAGTTCCTGATGTCCCAGAAGATCCAGAACTGCCGGAAGAACCAGAAGTACCTGTACTACCGGAGGAACCATCAGTTCCTGATGTCCCAGAAGATCCAGAACTGCCGGAAGTACCAGAGCTACCTGACGTACCATTCGAACCAGAACTGCCGGAAGTACCAGAGCTACCTGACGTACCATTCGAACCAGAACTGCCGGAAGTACCTGAACTTCCTACACAATGCCCATTGTCTACTATTGTATGGGACCAAACTACAGATCCTGGGATCGCACAGAAAGTTAGAGATTCTCCGTCATATATGATTCCACTTATGATAGTATCTGTTTCGTCGGTATAAGAATAAGCATATCCATCGCAACATCCGTCGCAAGATCCAGGATCATCAGGTACTGATATTACAGTGAGCCCCGAATCAGTTGTAACAGATCCGGTCTGAGCACAGAAATAAGTAGCTGGTGTGAGAAAAATTTTATTGTAAATGACCGCAGGATTCCCGTTACAATCGAGATAGTTTGTACTATTTACGTTGTCGGGATCTCCGTCATTTGTTAAAGAGTAACACGTGATATCCGTTGGAGCCGTGATAGTGTAGCTGTGTGGACACTCGCACACCCCCGAGGTTCCTGATGTACCTGAAGATCCACTAGTTCCATCTTCTCCAGAGGTTCCCGAAGTACCAGAGCTACCTGAAGTTCCATCTTCTCCAGAGGTTCCCGAAGTACCAGAGCTACCTGAAGTTCCCTCCGATCCACTAGATCCGCTAGTTCCTGATGAACCCCCAGATCCCGAAGTTCCATCTTCTCCAGAGGTTCCAGAACTGCCGGAAGTACCAGAGCTACCTGAAGTTCCATCTTCTCCAGAGGTTCCAGAACTGCCGGAAGTACCAGAGCTACCTGAAGTTCCCTCCGATCCACTAGATCCGCTAGTTCCTGATGAACCCCCGGATCCCGAAGTTCCGCTTGATCCACTAGTTCCAGAACTCCCTGACGTTCCAGAGCTTGCTACAATTGCTCCAACCGATGTGATTACATATGAATAGTTTTGAGCCCCCTCTGTGTACCAAGTTAAATTTCTGACGGTTGCTTCATTATTGTCAACGTAAACCTTGACAATCATTCTGTCTGTGGTGTTTATGTATACTGAAGGTAAAACAATATCAACCAACAGCTCATAAGATTGAGAAACACTCACCCATCCAATTAAAGCTTTGTTTGATTGAATAATAGTGCCATATCCTACACCTGACGAATTTGCAAGTTCTATGGTAACATAGCCATCTATGTCATCATTAAACTGTTGTTTTAAAAAATGCAGATGAAATCTCTGAGTGCCTGGTGGAATTACAGCAAATCCCAATTCGGGGGTCAGGAATTGACTTACCAGAACATTCAATTGCCCGCCCGTTAATACCATAGGAACTGTTTGTTCAGCAGCTCCTGATGGGTAAACACTAAGGACTTTATATGGAGAAATGTCAGAAGACTGAGATTGGTTAAAATAATAAATCTGTCCTGCAGATATTCCGCTTAAACCAGAAGTTCCAGCGGATCCGGATGTCCCCGATGATCCAGAGTTTCCTGATGTTCCAGAGGTCCCTGATGATCCAGGGTTTCCCGAGGTTCCGGAAGAACCGGATGTACCATCAGCACCAGATGTACCAGAGGACCCTGATGTACCGGATGACCCTGATGTACCGGATGACCCGGAGTTTCCTGATGTACCAGATGTACCTGAGGATCCCGATGTTCCGGCAGAACCGGGTTCTCCAGAGGATCCTGATGTACCGGATGACCCGGAGTTTCCTGATGTTCCGGAGGACCCAGAGAATCCTGATGTTCCAGAAGAGCCAGATTCCCCAGAAGTACCAGAGGTTCCCGAATTTCCTGATGTACCGGAGGACCCGGAGTTTCCTGATGTACCGGATGACCCGGAGTTTCCTGATGTTCCAGATGATCCGGATGTACCAGCAGAACCAGATTCTCCCGAAGTACCAGAGGTTCCCGAATTTCCTGATGTACCAGAGGATCCCGAATTTCCTGATGTTCCGGAAGAACCAGATGCCCCGGAAATCCCAGATGTTCCAGAAGAACCTGAATTTCCCGATGTTCCGGAAGAACCGGATGCTCCGGAAACCCCAGAGGTTCCAGAAGAACCAGATGCTCCGGAAACCCCAGATGTTCCAGAAGATCCCGCTGCTCCAGGAGCACCAGCTGCCCCTGACGTTCCACTAGTTCCGAAGGTTTCACCTGAGGTTCCACTCGTACCATTAGTTCCGATAGATCCGTTCATTCCAGAGGTACCACTAGTACCACCAGTTCCTGTAGATCCATTAGTTCCCGAAGTCCCGCTAGTACCATTACTTCCTGAAGTACTTGAGCCCCCACTGTTTCCTGAAGTTCCGGATGTTCCTGCATTGCCGGATCCACCGCTAGAAGCCCCGTCTTCACCGAATAAGGTTACCGCTACTGTTGTAGGGGCAGGAGAATAATTACCAACTAAAAGTATTACGTCGCCGGCAGTTAAACCAACAGGAGAAAATTGAGGAGAAATTTGTATTGAAGCACCGGGTGCTAAGGGAGTATTTATAACAATTTGATCTGGAGAATAGTCCTCGTCCCCGTTCCTTTTTACTGCAACGGTAAGATATCCACTATTAAATCCCTCATTATATCCGGTTATTGCATTGATTAGAATGGAAGCATTTTGAGGAACCGTATAAAGTGTTACAAGGGTAGGTCCCGGACTTACCGAATTGTTAACAGTTTCTTGTCCTAAAATTCTATAATTTGCCATAATAATTCATACAATTTCTCCAGCATGATTAGTGTATCAATGAGATATCCTTTTATCAAGCCCAATTTATATATTCAATAAAACAAACGGGAAAGTTTAATCGGTTAAACTATTTTTCTAAAGGGATAAAAGATCCAAAGAAAGTATATCTTCTGCTATTTCTTTACCAAAGGATGAATCAAACGTGAAATGTATTCCTCCCAGGTTTCTAGTCATAGAAACTCTTTCAGAAAGCTTAGAAACATCATCGGCAAGTTGAGGGTATTTTTTAGCAATCAATCCAGCAATCACAAAAGCATCTATTGAGTGTCCGGAAGGATAAGCGGGACTGCAAGCGTTAGTTGGCTGCTCTGGATAAAGGGGTATGTCGTGGACAAGAGCCAGTTGAAGTGGTCTAGGATAGTTAAACTGATATTTTAAAATAAAAGTGATCGGATCCAATTCATCTGTTACCGATTCCAAATCTTCTTTCTTAATAGAATCAACCCCATTTAACTTTAAAAATTTCTCAAAGATTCCTAGCATATCATTTTCTGAATCCTTTACAAACTCTTTTTCCTCCTCGGTTAAAGAATTTCCCATGAGAATTAAATTTTGTAAATCGGATTTTACCTCCTCTGAATCTTGATTGGGAGGTAAACTAGAAGTCCATTTTTCCCAAAGATTTGATTCTTTGACAGATTTTAAAAGGTTAGATCCTCTGTCCATGGCTTCTTTTTGCCACTTTTGTGGATTTCCGTATTTTAAATCCGTATAATTTTTAGGATTGCTATAAGCTTCGTTAATGTATTCAGAAAACCCCTTTATCATGTAGCTATATATCAAGCTACACAGCAAAGCTTTCTCCACATCCACATGTGCGGGAGGCATTAGGATTTACGAACTGAAATCCCTTACCGTTAAGTCCGTCAGAGAAGTCTAGTTCAGTTCCAAACAGATAAAGAATGGATTTATTATCCACTAATATTTTAACTGCTTTATCTTCATAAAGAGTGTCTTTTTCGTTCATCTCGTCATCAAATGATAAATCATATGAAAGTCCGCTACATCCTCCCCCTTTAACAGATACTCTTAGATAAAACTTAGAATCTTCTGCTTCTTCTATTAGGTATTTAATTCTTTGTGCTGCTTTTTCAGTTACTGTAATCATTTCTATAAAAATATCTCTATATACTCTTATAATAATATAGTTCTCTCCTCAAAGCTAGGCCGTATTTATTCTCAAGATCCTTCTGATCGTTACATTTAATGAAGACCAGACCAAATCTACTGAATGGTGATTTTTTCATTTCATCCCCAGTAACAGAAAGAGAAATGTATAAATCTATATCCAATTCGTTTTTAAATTCAATTCCAATCGAAAAAAGGTCTGCATCGCTAGATATAGTGTGTCTAAAAATGTATTTTTTAATTTCTTCTGATGTGGATTGTATTATTTTTTTCCCAATAAAAGGTCTAACATAATTTTGTGAATATTTAAAATTTGTAGATTTTTCAATCAGCAAGCTATACAAATCCCCCGGACATCTTCTGGTAACCTCTATTATATAAAAAGAATCTCCAGACCTTATAAATTGCGTATGAATAAGACCATCCTCTAATTTTAAAATTTTTGCTATTATCTCTATATCTTTCCTTATTGATTCTAGCAAATTAACAGGAAAGTCATCATGTACAACATAACTAGAATCCACAGTAAAAGGATTGGCAGTACAATTTTCTACAACTATAAAATCTTTTACTATCTTTTTGTTTTCTATAAATGCAGAATGACTGTATAGCTGACCTGTTTTGTATTCTTCTATTACATATTTTTTGTCTTTTGAAAATTTTATAGCATTTTCAACAGCCAAATCTAGTAACATCTTGTTTGGTTCGTTTACTATAGAAATCCCTCTCCCGCTATAAGCATCAACTGGTTTTATTATTAGTGGAACATTAACACAATAAGCATCTTTTAAAGAATAAACCTTGGGAACATTTAATCCATTCGAAATTGCAAAATCTCTAAACATCGATTTATTATTAATAGTTTCGCAAATTTCAGTCGGATCTAATCCAGGAAATTTTCTAGATTTATTTATTTTAGTAACACAAGCATAAGACATGTCGTTACACCCTGGAACAATATAATCAAATTTATAATCTTCAATTATTTTGTTTAATTCTTCTATTCTGGAATAGTCTAAAAAAATATAATTAGTAGAGCATTTTGCCAGACAATCATTTTCTTTTGATCCAGCAACATAAACTTCATATCCCTCGTTAACCAAAAAATTATAAATAGGAAACGATGAAACGTTAGTATCGAGCAGTAAAATTTTTTTCATAAGGATTGCCAAGATTTTTCTTCGGATGACTTAGATATTGCCTCTAGCAGTTTAATACACTCCTCTGATTGCTCTAGACCATATGTAACGCGATCATCATGACTTTTTTTAAAATCATCATAGACGTCCTCATAAAAATTAGCGAGGGATTCAATAAATCCTACAGGATGCCCAACTTTGAATCTATTATATTTGAATTCATTAGCTGTTAATAATCCTTCAGATCCCCTATCTAGCAAAGATATCTTTCCACTTTTATCTGACATGTGAATTACTTCTGGTTCTAATTGGTACCATTCTGCACTTCCATCAGACCCAAATATTCTAACCCTTAATCCATTTCTATTCCCTAATGCGGTTTTACTATACCACATATTACAAATTATATCATTCGTGTATTTAATTATGCAATTTATATCATCAACTATTCCAGGAAAATTTCCAAAACTACTTTCGACTGCAATAACCTCTAAAGGATTTTGTGATGTTAAAAATCTTACTATAGAATATGTGTGCGTTGCTAGATCAAGAGAAAGGGTGGGAACTCTTCCATCCACTAATCTCCATTTTTGTGGTTTAAGTGGTAATCCGTTCATGTGCCTAAGAAATCCTTCTTGCGGCATCTCGATTTGAATCTGTAAAATTTTTCCAATTCCACCCGAATCAATTATGCTTTTTAATTCCTTCAACATAGGATAACAGAGATAATTGAAAACAACTGCTATGAAATTATTAGATTGTTTCTCCTTCAGTTTTTCTAATTCCAAATTATTAGCGATCAAGCATTTCTCACAAACAATAGGGATTCCTAAGCTTATTGCAAGGTCTAACTGATCATAATGCTGATCCGTAGGGGTTAATATTACAACTGCATCTATATTATTTTTTTCTTCCAACAGCATAGTCCTATAGTCGCTATAAACTTTATTCACTCCATATATTTCAGCGCTTTCCCTATTAGTCTTTGAATTTCTGCTAAAATTTCCGCAGGTTATCTCGAACTTGTTTGAAAGCTTAATAGCAGAATAGTGTGCGTATCCCACTGCAGAATTTATACCCCCTCCTATGACAGAAACTTTTAATTTTTTATTTTTCATTTATAATTCTCTTTAAAAATATTCTATTATAGAAATATGTGGAATTTCAATTTATTATAGACATCTTTTTCCTTCTTAATTTCCTTAAATATGTCTGGTAATTGTTGGATTGCGGCAGGGGATACTGTAAAACCCACATTTAAATTCAAATTGTTAAATCCATTTATATCGGAAACGATTCCCCTTATTTTATTAGATTTTCCAAAGGTTGTGCTGTTTTTTATCCATCTAGATTGGTATCCATCTCCCCAAAGAACTACCCGTTTATTACTCTTATAAGAAATTATATCATCGTGATAGAGGTATTTTTCCGACAAATAATTGATTACTTTATCCGCAATATCCTCACTTATAGCTAATCTGTCACGGATTAAATCATCAAAATAAACAAACTTAAATCCATTATTTAATAGTCTAGCTGCTAATTCGTATATTGAAAATATTATCTCATCACCCAGATGATCATATAAAAAATTACAACTTATTTGGACAAAATTGTTTTCAAATCCAAATTCTTTTATAGTTTTTACAAATTGTTCTAACTGATTGGAATGATAGTTTTGTTCAGTTAGAATGTATTTTAAAGTTAGATTCTCTGGATCCTTGGTTTGCTCTGTATATTTTTTTAGGTTCTCTAAAACTGTTAAAATTTCTCCTTTTCCCCTGATATTTTTAAATACATCTTGAGTTCCTGCATCTATACTAGTAACTATCCTTATTTTATCATTCGATGCTAGGTTATAAAGATCGTTTGAAAATCTTAGACTGTTTGTAAGAACTCTTATCTTATAGACATTTTCTATGTTTATTAGTTTCTCTGTTATTTCCCCAAATTCCCTTTGTAATGTTGGCTCTCCCCCTCCCCAAACAACGTGTACTTTATCGTCAAGATATTCACCATCTATTAATTGACTAATTATATCATGAGTGTTGTATACTGCTTCTTTACCCCCATAATATTTAGGAGAACAATAAGTACAACGCATGTTGCAATAAGTGAAATTTTCTAAGCTTATGTAGTTTATTTTTTTATTTTCTAATCTACTATATCTTTCTATATAAGGGCACCCCTCACAAGGTTCATATGTCTGTGAATTTATCCCATCTTCAACCTCAGCCTTTCTTTTAAGTATAGAATCTAAATTAACATCTATTGATTCCGACATTAAAACGATGTCACCCTTCATCTTACCATTATAAAAGAATCTTTTACAGCATCCTATTATTTCTTTCGGACCAAGAAATATTGAGTTTTTTAGATCTCTACAAGAGAGATAGCTAGAAAAGCATTCGTTTAATCTTTCAAGAAATACTAGATTGTCTTTCTTATTAATGTAAAGAGAAACAGCGTATTTGAAATTAGTATCTTTTTCACTATACGTTTCGGTTATTTTTGATCTTAGATAAAATGTGAATTTGCTGTCCAGATATTCTAGTAGCTCCAACTTATTTTGGGATTTGTTTATTAGATATAGGATAGTTCCTAGACACTGTGTCACTATTCCATTAGACATCGAAGAAATTTCATCGCTATCTAGTGATTGAATCTCGCTGATTGCTAGTAAATATCCATCTATTCTAGATGGATTGAGATTTTTAGTTATCGAATCATCCCGGTTAATTTTTTTATACAGGAAAAAATCAAATATTTTAATGATGGAGGAATTTATTATCAGTTCTGTTACGTATCTGATATCCTCGTGTAATCCGTCGGAAAATAATATATTATGCTTTTTTATTAAATCTCTTTTGAAAATGTAATTGAATGCCTCCTGTTTTTCTTTAAAAAAACAAACATTTTCCAATAGAGATCTCTTATTATCTTCCGGAATGTATTTATTTTTTAAAGAATGAGCTATTAAATCGAATCCATGATTACCATTTTTGTCGTATAAAAAATCTATTACTTTTGATATGTTTTCACCTACTATTTCATCGTCGTCGTCAATAAACCAAATCCACTCAGAGTCGCTTTTTTCAATTCCTATATTTCTCGCTATTCCAGGATTCAATTTTTTTTCATGATGATGTAAAAAAATATTCTCTCTAATTTTTTCTGTTGTATTTTTGTTTGACCCATTTACTATAGCATGTACATCATAATCTTGAAAGTTGAATGAATTAAAAATTTCTACTATGCTATTGATAGAACTTATAAGTAATTTTTCCCTGTTTAGTGAGGGAATTATTATAGATAATTTTTTACTCATTTTTTATAAATATCAAATTTTGATAAATCTGGATATGGTAGTTCCAGATCTGGATTGTTTTTAGGTTTTCCCGTTGTAGGATCATAAAATTGTCCCATCATGAGTAAACCCCTTGCTGCTAATTCTGGCATCATATAAAAATTCCATCCCAGCATATCAAAGTGATCGTCATGATAAGAACATTCTCTTCTGCCACTATATCTAGCTCTTTTAAACCAAAGATATGCTTCATGATCATCTGTTAATATTGCTCCACCTTTAGACAACTTAAAATGCTTAAATGGTCCAGTAAAAGAAACGCACATATGGGTATTTTTCTTATACATATTATAGGTAAAACACAATGCAGAATCCCAAACCTTGCTCCCTTTTAGTTGGTATGCACCTTTAATCGTCTTACCTTTCACATGCTCAAACTCTACTTTAAGGCCAGCATGAATAATCTCGCAAGGAACTGAAGGATAAGTTCGACTTGGAATTTTTATACTTCCTTTTTCTATGCTCTTTTTAACGTAATTTTCATAATATAGGGAAAGAAAAAGTCCGTTACTCTGATTGTCTAAAGTTACAACATGTGGAGCTCCTGTATAGCTTTCGAGTGATTTTTCAAATTCTTCTGTAATTTTGTATACTCCATTTGCCATATCGATTCATTTTAATTATTTCCATCTGTCATAAAAAGGAAGGTCCTCCTTTGATGTTGGGGTTCCACAGAAATGATAGATGTTTGGTTTCATTTTTCCCAGATAAAAATCATCGTGATATTCCTCGGATATATCTGGCATAATCCAATTCCAAGTATTGTCAATTAATTTAATTTTAAGATCGGAGGAAGATATGTAAGCATTAAAAAAATTCTGTAATGCGTGCCAAGGAAATCCCTGTCCCATAAGCATTTGATAAACTCTTTTGTCATCAAAAGCCAATTGCTTGATTTCTTTAATCAATCGATTGTATTTTTTGGGGTTAAATAGATAGACACCTAAATTAAAATAATTTTGCCAGTATTTTTCATAATTAAAATTCTTTAAAACACTATGAAAAAGATCAAAGCAATTTTGATCGTGACTAATTGTTTTTATAATAGAATCTCTTAGAAATCCATCATTATGAGGAAATCTTCCTCCCGGATTCCCGTCTCTAACAGCACAAAAATCATATTCATCTGTTAATTCCTCAAATATGTTTGGAGCATTAGAATTTATGATGATATCATGATCCAAATTTAAAATTTTATCATAGTGATTGAACTCTTCAAAAGCTGCAAGGGTTTCCCAGAGAAAGGGATAAGGTGCATTTGGATACTGAACGTTTGTCACCTCGTAAAAATTAGCACCCCATCGATGACATGCTCTTCTAATCGATTCTACACTTTGTGCTGTCTTTGATATGTCATCAAAGACATTTAAATAAATTACCAAATTTTTGCTCATGCATATTATACGATTGAATAACGAAATGGTTACAATAAAAAAGGTAGCAGGGACTTGCGGGAATTAGACCTCGGAGACGTCTTCCTTTTTGATACCTTCGATTATCAATCGAAGCCGGAACGTATCATACACAAGTTTGCTACCAACTTCTTTTTGGTAGCGGGGGTGGGATTCGAACCCACGACTTCTGGGTTATGAGCCCAGCGAGCTACCACTGCTCTACCCCGCAATGTTTAAAGATCTAGGAATTTTTATATATTCCTTTTGTTTTAGATTATAGAAGATAAAAAGAAAAATTTTCAGAAATTAGAACCTTTTTTCTATTTCTTCTGCAACTTTTTTAATTGTCTCTAGATCTTTGATGAAATGAAATCCTAAAAAATTATTTTTTCTTTCGGGAATAACAGAAAGACCAAAAGGTACTTCATTTTCTCCACTCAATTTATAATGGGTCGGCTGTGAAGTGTGTCTTTCTAGATCTGAAATTATCCCGTCATAAAAATCAAAGACATATTTCACTGGTTCATATTTCCAAGCCCAACAAAGATTAGTTGGAATGGAAATATTACATCTATAAAGCCAAGCGACTGCGTTAGCAACAGATTCATCGGTAAATCCTCCGTATCCCTCCGGACTTAAAGCAAACTTAATTATTTCAGGATCTGAACAATATTTTTCCCAATCAGATAAGAAAGATTTACAATTTCTGTTTGCAATAAAAAGACAGGTACAAAGTGAGGTTACTGTTGGAGCCCTAGAAATTCCAATTCTCTCTAAGATAATATCTGCAACATGCTGCTTTCCGTTGGTGGTTACCCAGTCCCATGAATATCTTAGAAAAATAGGAAAGTTAGAAATAGAATCGCCATAGTTTAGAAAAACAGAATCTATAGCAGGTGTAACCAAAACATCGGAATCAAGAAAGACAAATTCATCTACCTCATAGTTTTCCAATAAAAGCTTGCAAGCCCTGGGTTTAACTGTGGTAAGCATTAGTGTTTTAACACTCTCTGGATTTATTCCTTCGATTTCATACTTTATCGAGGAATCAATTTCAAACTTCTGTTTTATTAGATTGGGAAAATCAAAATTAACCTGGCCATCCGAATAGTATAAAAAAACAGGAAATGATGAATATTTGTCTAACTGGCGGACCAGTTCTTCAACCATATCAATATACCTTTGACCAACTGAACAAATAAGATAAGCCTTCCTGTGATTTCTGAGATTTAGAAAGGCGGTTTTCATAGATTGCTTTTTTTGACTATCCACCAAGTTCCTGTGAACTCATTAGTGACATGAAGATCGTAACCATTATATTCCAAAAATTCTTCCACTGCTGGATTCACTCCAAACATTCCAGCATAGAATCTATTATTGTAATCCCCATCTAACCACATCCAAATCGGGTGGTTCTTTTGTCCATTAGCGTAAGATTCTTTGTTGAAGCATTCTAGTTTTAAAAAATCATGTCCTGCAAGAATTCCTCCTATTTTAACTTTGGGATACCAAAGCATGATATCATTTTTCACATGCTCATAAGTGTGGTTTGCGTCAATATAAACAAAATCCAAAGACCTGTCGGGAAATAATTCAGCAGCCTGATCTGATGTCATTCTCATCATTAATGCTCGCTCTTCAAATCCTGTTAGGTTTTCAAAAGTTTTTTCATAAACTTTTCCCTGGTGTTTCATGTTTGAAATATCGTCATACTCCTCTTCCTTCATTTCTCGCCAAGGATCCACTAAATATAATATTCCTGGCCACTGCTCAAGAATTTCTTTAGCAAAGTCACCCTTAAAAGATCCAACCTCAACTCCCTTGTTGGTCAATCCCATCGATTTCAATAACGACGGGAATTCTTTTCTGTCTTGCATATTAAATTAATTTTTGTGGAGGTGACCGGAATCGAACCGGTGTCCAGTCCATCTGTTAAAAGAAACTCATTCACAGGCTTAGCTTGTTTTTCTTTACAAACAAAATATGTAGTTTATAGTTGGCTGATTAAACTACCAAATTCAGATGACTCGATTTCGGGTTCAGTCATATTCCACCTGGGTTCACATTCTATTTTAAGCCCCACGATGTGTGCGGGAGGGATTAGGCAGCTATTGCGTAATCAGCACCAACGAAAGACATAGCGTCTTCGAAGGTCATTGTAGATAATTCTACGTCGTTTATTGTTTGCATAGGTGATTAACGAGTTTCCAATACTAACTCGGCCTGCATCATCTCAAAGAACTACCAATGTCTGTCAAGTGCCAAATACACCCCCAATGATGAAATTTATATATCTTTTAAGAAGTTTGTTTCGTGCGAACCGAATTAATTTATCAGATGCGGCTTTGCTTCGTTCATACCAGCGTTGGTAATTTGAACATATTTTGGGTGATATGTTTTCAAACAAACCGCACCTGCATATGAAAGAGCAGATTTAACCCCGTCAAGTAATCCCTCTAAAACAAATTTAGCTCCTCCTTTATATGGAATAATTGTAGATTCCCCCTCTACATTTCTCTGTGCTTGTCCGTGAACCGTTTTGGTTTCTAATGATGCTGCACCCCTGTATCTTTTATATAGACCCGTTGATTTTTCAACTATCTGTCCAGGGGATTCTTCTGTCCCTGCAAGCAATGATCCTAGCATCACACTGCTTGCCCCAAGTGCTAAAGCCTTAGCAATATCTCCACTAGTTCGAATACCTCCATCTGCCATAACAGGAACTGTGGCAATTTTTGATATCTCTTCTATACAAGTTACGTTAGGAATACCAAATCCAGTTTTAACTCTAGTTGTACAAAGGGATCCACCTCCAATACCAACTCTTAATCCGTCCGCTCCCCACGATTCTAAATCTTGAGCAGCTTCTGGTGTTGCAATATTTCCTGCTATCACATCAATTTCGGGACTAATAGATTTTATAGATTCGATTGCATCTTTGACATTTTTATGATGTCCATGAGCTACGTCTATGAGGATGATATTTGCTCCATTCTTTATTAGACTTTTTGCTCTATCCAAATAATCGCCATTAGCTCCAACAGCTGCCATAATAGGTATCTGCTTGATCTCAGAATGCCAATCGTCATACATGATTCCCCAATCCTCGAAAGGACCACCAAATCCGTCTCCATATATTTTATATCTTAGCATCTCAATCATCCGGGATTGATTTTCAATAGGCATGAAACGATGGATACATCCAACTCCTCCGAATAGAAAAATTCTATAGGCCATGTCAAGTTCACACACCGTATCCATCGGAGAAGCCACCAGGGGTCTAATTAATCCGTATCTTCGTGTCACCAAAGTGTTAAGATTGATTGTACTCCTGGAAACAACTTCAGAGTAAGCAGGAACTAATTGGATGTCATCATAAGTTAAGGCGATACTCATTTTTTTATTTTAGTTTATTGTACTGGTTTATAAAGCATAGGTGCTTGTCCATATACTGGTAGCTTTCCGTCCCACTTATTAATCCATTCCAATTGTAATAACATCGGGGTGATTGTTTGCTGCTTCAGTCTATTGGCTTCAGCTTCAGCTTTAGCTGATGTTAACATCGCTTGAGCGTTACCGTCCGCAGTAGCTACTTTGATTTTAGCCTCTGCTTCAGCTTGTTTAACTTTATTTTCTGCCATTAAAGCTGATTGAACAGCATTGTTCTTTGCCTCGATAGCTTTCTTGAATGTTTCAGGATAAACTAGGTTTGACGTAAATTGCTGAATGTAGAATCCCTCTTTATTTAGTTGATCTTCGAGAATTCTTCTGACCTCTACTTCAAATTTCTGTCTGTTGCCTATTAACTCATCTGCAGTGTATACGTTTGTTGCTAATCTAAAGGCATCAAATACTGCGGTCTTCAAAAATCCTTCTTCGATACTTTCTAGATTTCTTCTATACTTAGAAAAAATCTTTGGTACCATCTCTCTTTTAACTGAATAGTTAATAATCGGGCTCACGTGAAATTCTGAACCATCTTTAGAGTTAACTATAAATGAATTATCCCCAACGTATTCTTTGTGCTGGACGTATGTAGGAAATTCGTAAATGTTGTGGGTTAATGGATTATAAAAAACCATCCCAGTAACTTCCACAACATCATCTACCCCTTTATTGTCTCCGTAAAGATTAACTTTCACCCCAACATGTCCAGCATCAATTCTTTCGCAAGACATGAATAAAAATACTAGCAGAAAAAATCCTGCAACTGCAACTCCGATTGTTTTAATCATTTTTTTAATTTTTAATTGTTGTTTTAATTTTTCTTCTTCACGCTCTTTTTGTCTTAGAGCCTGATAATCGTTATCATAAAGTCCCATATTATTTATTTTTTCTAGTTTTTATAAAAGGTCCTTCGCTTTTTACCTCGGGAAACTGCTTAGGATTTCTTTTTCTCTTAGGCTTTAGTTCCTCTGGGTTGACATAATCCAATTCAGTTTCCCCTTCTGGCAGTTCATCAGGTATAACATTATGAATTTTTTTCTTTACATATTCGTAAAGAAATATCACAAGTCCCACACCTAATCCTCCTCCTAATAGATTCAAAAAAGTGTTGGCAATTGTAAGAGCGGGAAAAATTGCAAATTCTAATAATAGAATTACACTAATACCCACAACAAAAGGTTCTAATGATTTAACACTAAATGCTTTTCTAAAGATCTCCTTCATGATTTTGTTTTTTGTTATTTTGTTTGGATTGTCTGCTAAATTCATCGTCTATTTCCTTCTCGTTCCAATTTAGGAAGTCTTCCCCTTTATAGTCTGGATAATTCTTCTGCATATTATCAATTCCTCTTACCCAGAAAAATGCTATGATAGCAGCAAGTCCGAAGCTTATTCCAATTGCGATTACGTATTCCATTTTTTAGTTGTTTAAAAATTTTAAAATCTTTTTTTTGATTCCTGACTGTTTAATTCCTTCCCAGGCTCTGGGAGTCCATACAAAATTTTTCAATCCCCAATCTCTATCGAATGCTCCATAAGAACTTGCTTCGACGTGAATCCCCATGTGTAAATCATCCACAGCTACCCATTGAGTAACCTCCGGATTCTTCTTTAGCCATTCCAGAATTTCGAAGTGCCTTTCTTGCTCCCTATCTTCGATTCTGTACCAATCAAAATCTGGGGGTATTCTACCTTCTTCTACCCAATTTTTATGGTGAAATATTTCAGTTACTCCTATAGGATTTTTGATAATACCCTGGGATGTGTAGTATTTCCCCAACTCCTCTAAATCCGCATACAATCTCCAATCGGAGCTCACTACAATTTCAGCTCCAGTTTGTTCTAGAATTTCATTTAAGATTTTAATTGCTTTTTTATCAAAATTATCAAATCTATATTCAAGGGGCATTTCACGAGTAGTCATAGATAGTTTCCTACCACCCCATTTTTTTTGCTTCTTGTGTCGTGATCCCCAATTATTGGAAAGGCAAATTACTCCGTCATTGTCTAAAAATATCACTTTCATATTACCAAGTATTATAATCTGTTAAATCTAACTCATCTCCGTCTGCTGCTTTCACAGTTACTATTTCACCTATTCCTGTTGCAGTAAAACAAAAAGTGTATGCTCCTCCGATTGCTCCGACGTAAAGCTCCCCTTCTTTTTTCTTCTTAGCATTTCTCCACCTTTTGTATTTTTTATATTGTTTTTCAGTGACCTCAAAAGTAACCGCTATCTTTTCTGGCTCTGGAGGTACATATGTTCCATTCATAATTTGTTTTGCCCTTTCTTTCGTTTTTTTCGATATCATATTTCTAAAGTTAAGGGATCAAGTCCTTCGCCCAAGCTATATTCTAAATAATCTGTGAGCCAGATGTTATAGTCTCTTTTATTTTTTAAATTCTTCAATTCTGAAACCGGGGTGTGTCCTACTATCTGATGCAGGTCTACTCCATATTCTTGAAGCTGATTTGGCCTAACCCAGAGCGGTCCCCCGTACATGCTCCATCCCCCACTGGCACCGTCCACCTGAAAAATTTGGGGGAGTTCCATTTTAAATGCCTCGTTTAAAATAGCTGCCTCATTACCAAGTTCCTTTAGATCCGGATGATGTTTTAAAAGATCACTTAATACTGGCTTTAATAAACCAGCATGAGTCCAAAGATAATCACCCTCGTGATATGCCATCTGGAAAAGATCTTTATTGCTCTCAAAAAGAATCTGTAGATCCCATCTTGCCTCTGGACGATATCCGCTACAGATTTGATTGGGAATAAAATACTGAACATCGTGATTTCCCCAGAGAAGCACTACCTTATTTGGTAGTGTCTTTTTAAAGAAAATGATATCCTCAAGATTTTTCTTGATCTCAACATTACTAATTGTGAAACTGTCAACGTAATCACCAACAAAAACTATCTTGTCTGCGGAAAAATAAGGATAATCCTCTTTAAACAAATCGTCCATGGGATTAGCCCCAGCATTCACCATGGTTACCCACTGCTCAAATTCGTAACTACTACCATGGGTAATGAATTTCCAGTAATCCCTCCCGTGAATGTCCCCTATAGTCAATATTTTTTGCTTCTTTTCCATGATGTCGTAAATGTAAAAATAATCCCCGGTTAAATAAAATGCAACCTTGTCTATTTCATAGACAATCTTTGCATGAAATTTTCATAGAAAATAGGGTAAAATGTAAGGATGATTCTGAATACTGATTACATAAAACAAAGAATAACCAACGATTTGGACAATCCTGTCCCGTTCAGATACTCCCACGGAGCGACTGATCTGGATATGGGGGATGGACTTCTGATCTATTCTCTAGTGCAATTTTTCAGATTTAAAAATTGTGTTTGCATAGGAAGCGGAGGAGGATATATTCCGCGAATTCTAACACAAGCCCGAATAGATCTGCATTCAATAGGAACTTTCTCGGGAAATCCCGATTATAATTGGGGGAATATCGGAGCAACTTATGTGGTAGATCCGTGTAATGGTGTAGGGGGACAATCTAATATGTGTGATGAAGAAAGTTTTTACAGAAAAACATTCCATCCAAGATTTGTTAAAGAAACTTCAGAAAGAGCATATTATGATTTTTTCGTTTTACAAGATATTAAAATAGACTTTCTTTTTATAGATGGAGATCATTCATATGAAGGAGTAGACAAGGATTTTAAGTTATACAAAAACATTTTGAACGATCAGGGCATCATAGCAATCCATGACACAGATCCTAAATTTTCTTCCAGCTTCATAGTATCTGAAGATCAGAAAAAAGATTTCCACGATTTCTCTGGTCCATCCCAATTTGTAAAAGATTTTGACGACTCTGAATGGGAAAAATTCAGTCTATTTAATTACGGATCATTAAAAGATAAACCTTCGTCATCAGGAATAACCCTATTTAAAAGAAAAGAGATTTGATAAAATTAATATCTATAATAGGTCATGGGGTTCCTCTAATACCACACTTCATCAATCATTATTATAACATGGTAGATGAAATAAATTTTGTGGTCTATGAATCTGATCTGCATCCAGATTTAAAGAGAGAGGTAAGAAGATCTATCCGAGGTAAGGAAAAAGTAAAAATAGTTAAAACTGTTTATGATAGGATCTTTGATTGGAACAGGGTTACTGATCTATATAATGAACAAATAAAAAAATCAAGAAGCAACTGGTACATGATTGCTGATATAGACGAATTTCACGTTTATCCTGAGTCACCTAATTATATGGTTAGTGATTGTGAAAGTCAGGGGTGGGAATTAATTAGGGGAGGATTTCTAGACAGGATAGGAAACAACGGGGAGTTCTGTAAGATACTTGAAGATGTACCAATCTTTGACCAGTTTCCCATAGCCGGATTTTTCAGATACCCCATGAGTAACGCATGCCCTAACAAAATCTGCTTGGTTAAAGGAGGAATTGAAATAACTTCTGGGCAGCATTATGCAAAAATAAATGGGCAGACTACCTGGAGGTGGCAAGGATGGAGCCATCCACTAATTGCACCAGTAGAAAAATATTCCGTCCAGGTCCACCATTTTAAATGGGATTCAACATGCTTAGAAAGGATCAAAAATGTCGCAGATATTAATCAGGATTATTCATATTCTGACGAATATAAAGTGATGTATGATGCTATAAAGAGAAATAAATCTAGGATAGACCTCAGTAATTCTGATTTTATGTTTGAATATGGATGCGTCTATTTTGAAGATTATAAAGAATGGAGCTCTTTAATTAAAAAAATAATATCAATCTAATATGGCAACAGCTAAAAAATCAAACGAGGATCAATTTTTAGAATTGGAACTTAGAAAAGTAAAAGCACTCGAAAGAATCTCAGATTCCCTCGATGACATTTCAGCTTGGATAGAAGATATTGATAAGGATGATTGGAGCAACAGGATTCAGTACTATCTGACGGAATTTCATAAATCGATAAAACCAAAGGACCCTACAATAGATGGATAAAAAACTAGGAGTCATAGTTCCTTTCCGCCACAGAGGGGAACATCTTTATTTTTTTCTCAAGGAGATAGTAAAATATCTAAACGAGGAAAAAATACCACATGAAATTATCATCGTAAATCAAGACGACGGTAAGCAATTTAATCGAGGGATGCTATTAAATATAGGATTTAAGTGTGCCAGAAACTTAAGATGTGATTATGTGGTTTTTCATGATGTTGATTTGCTGCCATTGGATGTTGATTATTCTTACTGTGATCATCCAGTTCATCTTGCAACTCTAATAGAGGACGAGGACTCGGGGGAAAGATCAAAGCCATTCGACGAATACTTCGGCGGGGTCACTATGTTTCCGATTAAAGATTTCAAAAAGATAAACGGATATTCAAATAAGTATTGGGGATGGGGATTTGAAGATGATGACCTTTTCCTAAGATGCAAAAACAAGAGCATAGGCACAGAGCCTTATTACATCAAAAAAACAAGAAATTTCCATAAATCACTAAAATTTAACGGACAGGATTCTTTTGTGAGAGCAAAAAATAATTTTTGCATAGACAAGGATCTAACATTATTTGCATCTTTTTTCCCCGATGAATTGGTTTATGATTCAACGAAGGATCTTGACGTTTATACGGTTTTTAGCATTCCGGGGTATGACACTGCAATTTCCTATAATTCATTCAAGAGATACAATTTTGTTACATTCAACTCCGAAGAAAAAGCATCATACATAAACACAGAAATAACTACTAATTATCAAACAAATATTTGTATCACATTAAATCAATCGTTGAGAGAAATAAATTTCTATCAAGACGGAGAACATATAGGAAAAACAAATTGGGAGGGAGAATTAAAGGATTATTCAGACGAAAAGTATTTCTTTATCGGTGCAGGAAATCCTAAAAGAAATGGAGATCCTAATTTTTTCAAGGGGTACATAGATTCTTTGGTAGTCTTAGAAGGAATTTTAAGTGAAAATGAAGTTAAATCTGTTTCAGCAACAAACGACTTTTCGGAATATAAAAAATCCGGATCCATTCTTTGTCACTATGATGCAGAGCACATAGAAAATTATAAGTTAGTAGATCTTTCAGGAAACGGAAACGATGCTAGTATTTTCAAATGTGAAATTGTTGATATGGAAGGTCCTTGGTTTAAAAAAATAGACCTTCCGATCAGAAGGGATTCTATCTTTAAATCCATGAAACATGAGCAAAATGGTTTCTTCGAAAATAGATGGAAGGATAAAGCAACTAGATGGAATCAATTAAGATTCTATAACGAGGTAAGAAATAACAGCAATCTTTTATTTGGAGACGGATTATCGGATCTAAAGTACACAGATCACGGAAGAAAAAGAGAGGGAAATATAACAGAAATTAACGTAGGAATATGAGTCATAAACTGGGAATTTGCATACCTTACAGAAATAGATTCGATCACTTACAGAAGCTAACTGAAGACCTGGGGGAGTATCTAAAAAATCGTGGAATAGATCATAAATTTTATGTGGCCCATCAGGTGGATAATAAGCTGTTTAATAGGGGACTAATGAAAAACATAGCAGCCAAGTTTGCCTTCGATGATGGATGTGATTATATTGCATGGCATGACGTTGATATGGTGCCATTCTCCGATGATTGTGACTATTCATATCCGGAAAAATATCCAATTCATATAGCAACAAAACTTTCGAAGTACGATTTCAAACTAAATTATGAACAATACTTCGGTGGGGTAATTCTATTTACTAAGGATCAAGTTATAAAAACTAACGGATATTCTAATGATTATTGGGATTGGGGTATGGAAGATGACGACCTTTTTTATCGATGTTATTTCGAAGGATATGTTGAAAAAAGGATTTATAAAAAATATAAAAAAAGAAAATTTTCAAGATTTAATGGAAACAACTCATATGTTGAAATCCCATGGATAAAATCCATAAACAAAATACTGGGATCAGATCATACGGTATGTGCTCTATTTAAAGCAGAACAACAACCTGAAAAATATAAAGATTGGCTAATAGGAACGGATGACAAAAAATTCATAGAATTTCCGGTTTTCCGAAAGCAATCATATAGTCCGTACTGCATATCTTTTAACAACTCCAGAGCTGTTACTAGCATGATTTCAGATTTTTCATCATCCCAGATCTATAATTGGATCAAGAGGGATGATGGTGTTTGGTCCTGGGTAACAACATCTTATGATTCTTCAAGTGGTCACTTTAATTTTTTTCTAAATGACGAACTAGCAAGATCTAACGAAAAAGGAATCAAAGAAAATAAATCTACAATAATAAATAATGATTTATTTCAGTATAGGGATAAAGAAAAATCTATCGTGGGATATAACGGCGACGAGGAAAATCCATTATTTTTTAGAGGTGAAATTGCAGAATTAATGATTTTTGATAAGGCAGTAAAAATTCCAGGAGATGTTACTAAATTTCACGATTTAAAACATAAGCCAGTTCTGCATTTTAAATTTGATTTGATAGAAAATGGAGAAATCGAAGACGTAATGAGTGGAATTAAAGCTAAGGCTTATAATTTAGAAATCGTTGAAGATTCCATCGAGGTTAGCGACATGCCAATTCCTTATAGGAGAGAAGGATCTTTCGAGTGTTTACCACACATTGACGAAGGGCTAGTAAATAATAAGTGGGCAAAGGGGGAAACAACAGCAAGAAATGAAAAAAGGTTCGTAACCGAAATGCAAAGGAAATGTATAAACTATAAAAGTGAGGGATTCAACAGTATGAAGTACGAGTTAGTCTCTACTAAAGAGGTATTCAACAATACCCTTCTGATTAATTGCAAAGCATAAATGATGGAAAATAAAATAGCAATAGCGACAATTGCTTCTAATACTGAGTATTATTATACCTGCTGCAAATTTTTAATAAAGAATTTCACTGATAGTGGATCTTTTAAAATATTTGTTTACACTGATAATGTGTCAGAATTCAAAGACATGGAAGGGGTTGAAACAATAAAGCACGATTTTTCCACAACCTTTGATTTTCATAGCAAATTTATATTCATTAACCAGGTAAGAAAAAGAGGGTATAATAAAATACTTTATATGGATTCTGATCTGATATTGATAAATTCTGAAGAATTCATAAATGATATTATTTCTAAGAATTTTAATCCAGGATTTTCATACAACAGATTTACAAGCATACATTTCAAAGCCTTATTAGAAACGAATCCAAAACTTGGAAAATTTAAAGATGAGCTGATAAAAAATAATGTTGAATTTAGAAATACAGTTACTCCATGGGAAGATTTAATGTATTTTAATTTCGAGGGTATTGACGAAGAAAAGATAGACAAATTGTTTGAAACCTATGAATTTTATTCGATGCTTAGAAAAAAGGTAGCGAAGGAGGCTGATGATGATTTAAGAGGAGAGGGAGCTGTTTTTGGCCTTGCGTTATCAAACTGCGAATTTCCTTCAACCATATCAAATTCTCTTTATAAACAGCTAGTAAATTTTAGAGACAATCATTATCCACCATATGAAGACATACCGTGCATCTCTACTGAGGTCTGTGCTTTTGTTTCGGTAGATGGAACTGAAGAAAATTATGGAGGGGTTTTGGAAACTACCCTAAACTTTTATAAAAATAAATTTAAAAATCTTAGATATTTTGTGATCGAAAAAAACAGCAAGGAGACGCTCAGAAGCATGATTACTGATCATTTTGAATATGAATATGTTTTCTTGGACACATCATCGGAAGATTTAGAATCCCAAATAATTTTAAATATTTTAAAGGATAGTAAAAAGAATATAATATTCTACGTCAAGAATGGATGTATATTACTTGACGGAGCGAATATAAAAAATAGCTTTGAATCAATTCTCAGGCGAAATTATGATTACATTGTTCCGTTTGTTAATTCGTATCATCTTCCAGAGTTTATTTTAGATAACGACGACTTTGAATCGAAGATATTTATATCGAGTATAAATGAACATATAAGATTATTTGGAGATAATCCATGGGTAAATCATAAAGAAAGACACGATTTAATGATTGCAAATAATTCAAAACACAGAAATTTACCAAACGATCTAATTTGTTTGGAGAGTCTCAATCCGATAATTAAAAAAAGATTACTATAATGCTAAACGAATTTTTCGACAAAACTAGAAATAAATTAAACGATGTTGGATGTGGCTTTTGTTTAGCAAAATGGACTCAAGTAACACTTCATTTACAAATGGGACAAACACATTCGTGTCACCATCCAGGCACGCATCATATCCCACTATCAGAGTTAGAAAAAAACCCATCTGCTCTACATAATACAGTTTATAAAAAGCAGCAGAGAAGAAAAATGCTTCATGGTAAAAGACCAGATGAATGCGATTATTGCTGGAATATAGAAGATACATCAAATGCATTTTCCGATAGAATTTATAAATCTTCTGAACCCTGGTCTGCCCCATATTTTAATGAAATAAAAGATTTAGGGTGGAAAGAAAATTACAATCCTAAGTATGTTGAGGTAGCTTTTAGTAATCACTGTAATTTTAAATGCTCGTATTGTGGACCGTCGTTCTCTTCCCAATGGGTTCAAGAAATAGAGCAGCATGGACCATATCCTACCAGCTTTAGATTTAACAATTTAGAATATTTGAAGGATCTGAACATGATCCCAAGACCGCATAATCAGGAGAACCCATACGTTGAGGCTTTCTGGAAATGGTGGCCTGATTTATACAGAGATCTTCATACTTTTAGAATAACAGGAGGGGAACCTCTTCTGTCTAAAGACACTTTTAAGGTTTTTGATTATATCCTGGATGAAAAAAACCCAAACAGAAATTTAAATTTTTCTCTCAATACGAATTTAGGAGCACCAGATAAGCTTTTTAATCTAATGGTAGAAAAATTAAAAAGAATGATAGACGAGAACAGGGTAAACGAGGTGATACTATTTACCAGTGCAGATACCTGGGGAGAACAAGCTGAATACATTAGACATGGTTTGGTCTTCAACCAATGGTGGGATAGAGTTAATTTTCTATTGAAGGAAATTGAGCCTCTGACCGTAATAATAATGTCCACATATAACGCACTTTCCGTTCCTAATTATAAAAAGCTAATAGAAAATGTGATAAAGCTTAAGGAAGAATATCACAACCCTCACAGATACTATGGCTCCTCTATTATGTTAGACTCGTCCTATTTAAGGTGGCCTCCACACCAGACAGTGAAAATATTAGATAAGGAATGGTCTGCAGTAGTAAAAGAGCAAGCTCAGCTAATGGACTTCTACGAACAAATAAGAGTTGGTCTTGATGGATTTGGATATACCGACATCGAAATCAATAAGTTAAATAGAATTCATGATTGGATGGTAACGGAAGAACCTGAAGAGACCTTATTACAGAACAGGAGGGATTTCCGAATTTTTGTAGACAATCACGATAAAAGAAGAGGCACCAATTTTTTGAAGGTTTTTCCAGAATTTGAGGAATTTTATAAAAAAATAATTTGATGAGATTCGAAAAGAAAGCATATTACATCCCAAACAATTCTAAAAATAATACGAACACAAAGAATTTTGAAAATCTGGAGGGGAATTTTTCTCTTTATGGGGATTTTCAACTCTCTGAGTTTGCAGAGGATGAGTCGTTGATTGTAGGAAGGATAGGATACCATATGGGAATATTTTTACAGAAACCAAATGGTGTTAAATTCTCTTGGTACACTAAACCCTATCAATATAACGATATTTGGATACCTGTTGATGATATACATAAAAGAATGGAGGTCATGGTGACAGTTTCAGATTCTGTTAAAATATACATCGATGGAATTTTAAAAGGTGAAAAAGAAACCGGTCCAATTGAATCTTATTCGGACAAGAATATTTTTATAGGATCTATAAATCCATACAGTGGATCTTATGAATGCTGGTTCAAAGGGGATATTTATAAAATTGCAGTTTTCGATGAAATCGTCGATTCCTTTGACGAGAAATCAAAAAAGCTGTACTCGTTTTTTGATTTTGAAAGAAATTCAAAATTTAAAACATTCGATAAAAGTGGGAACGGAAATCATGGAATTATATTTGAAGATCCAGAATACTCTAGCCATTCGATCAACGAATTCAATAAAATAGCGCCTAGCGCCAAAATAATTTAACATGGGAATATTTGCAAAAAAAGGAGAGGAGAGCTACCAAGAATATAGGGACAGAGCGATAAACTCTGTTTCCCCTTCCTTCTGTGGTGCTAAATGGTATAACGCAACAATCTGGTTAGGAAACGGAACTACAGCTAGTTGCCATCACCCCCCAGCTCATAAAATACCCCTCGCAGAAGTTGCGCAAAGTTATAAAGCAATACACAACACTAGCTATAAAAAATTGGTCAGAAAACAAATGCTGGAGGGAGAAAGACCTAAAGAATGCGAGTATTGCTGGAAAATAGAGGACATGGGAAGCGACAAAGTTTCTGATCGGGTTTATAAATCTGTTATTTACACCGATGAAGAACTAAAAGATGCCAAGAACAAACTCGGATGGCAGCAAGACGTGGATCTAAAAACATTAGAAATTGCATTCGATCCCAATTGTAACTTTGCATGCTCTTACTGCAATTCTTCATTTTCTACAACCTGGCAAAATGATATAAAAAAGTTCGGCCCATATCAGAATTTAGTAAGTGATGGTGCAGCTGCTTTCCAGCATGATGGTTCGCACTCTCTCCCATACGGTAAAAAAAATATCGGAAATCCATACATCGAAGCATTTTGGAAATGGTGGGAGGGAGAGCTTCAATATTCTTTAAGAGAATTGAGAGTAACAGGAGGTGAACCAACAATGTCTCAAGATTTCTGGAAACTGATGAAATGGTGGGAAACCAATAAGGATTGTAGTGTGGAATTTGCAGTTAACTCCAATCTAGGACAGAAAGACGAACTCTTGGAAGAACTTATTAAGTCGACACACAGCTTTAAAACGTTTCATCTCTACACATCATGCGAAGCAACAGGGAAGCAAGCTGAGTATATCAGATATGGATTAATCTGGGAAAAATGGCTTAAAAATATGTACAGGGTTTGTGAAGAAGGTAAATTGGCATCCCTAAACGTAATGATGACTATAAATTCTTTGTGTCTGTTTAGTCTTACTGAATTTATGGATGAGGTAATTAAAATGAAGAAAAAATTTGGCAAGCATTTCCCGATTTGTTCTTTTAATATATTAAGGTTTCCAAGCTTTCAGTCTATAGTTACACTACCGCAAGACATAAGAATTGAACGAGCAAATCATATAGAGGGATGGCTAAGTAAGAATATTTCTGATTTACTAGATATTGAGAGAGATGGAATAATCAGAATGATTGCTTACATAAGAGAAGTTGAAACTGGGCATAGATTTACATCATCTATTGAATCTAGAGAAAGAGATTTTAAATCTTTTTATATTCAATATGACATAAGAAGAAATAGGAATTTTAAAGAATCATTCCCGATGTTATCAGAATGGTTCGATTCGATACCTGAAACAAAAATAGAGCCCCTTGAAATAGGAATGGTTGATGGTGACGATGCTAAATCTAATAAATATGTCGACGATGTGATAGAAACCGCAAAAAAAGAGGGATGGGTATTAGATCCTCAAAATAGCAATCCAGGATCTCAGGATTACATCGAACCCGATATCCAGGATGAAATGCTAAAATATATTAAAGATGAGTGAAATGAAATTAGTTGTGTGCGGAGATAGCTTTACATATGGTAGTGAAATTGTGGACCCACAGTTTTTGGAAGCTCCATCAAAGCCTCACCAAATAAATAAATTTAACGGGATAATAGAAGAAGATACTGACGCAAAAAACGATCAATATAGGATTGAAAGAATTTGGCCAACATATTTAAAAGAATTAATAGGGGCAAAAGAGGTTATAAATTTAGCCAAGCCTGCAGTAGGTAACAAATGGATTTTTGAAACACTTTTAAACTGGCTACTTGAAAACTACATTGTCCCTAATAAAACTCCAGATGACATCATTGTAGTCATTGGATGGACCTCTATAGTTAGAAAGGAATTTTTTTTCAATACTCATAATAAAATATACCGAAAAACTCTAAACAGTAACGGAGATTTCAATAAAGAGGAATATGGAATGAGGGAATTCTTTAAGTGGTATTTATCGGTTGTTCAAAATGACTATGAAGGAGCGTACGATTTCATAAACTACAATTTTGAAATACGTACGTTTTGCGATAAGTACGGAATTCCATGTTATTTGTTCAATGCTTTACCTGAGGAACATCATATCTATAAAATGGAAAGAAAATTTATAGACTTAAATATTATGAAATGGATAGATTCTTTCAAATATGTTGAAGGTATTTGGGGGGAGGATCTATACCGTATGAGTAAATTAAAATGGGACCATGTACCAGAATCCAATTTTCTGATGAAAGACAAGCCATCAAATTCATTTTTAAATTATATAAAACAGATACCGTTGGAGGAAAGATTATATGGTGTACATCCAACACCCAAATCGCACAAATTATGGGCAGAATTGTTGTATGAATGGATTTCAAACGGAAGGGGTGATCTCTATACGCAGAATATAATAAAATCTAGCAGATTAATATGAGAATAAAACCTTCGGATGGAAATGAATTTTTTTGTACAGCACCGTGGACACACACATATCTTTCCCCACAGGGGGAAAGAAGATTATGTTGTGCAAGTAGGGAAAAGGCAAACTATATTAAACAGTACATAGATTCTGAAAATCCTGACGATAACTCACATTTTAAACCAGTTTCGCTGGAGGATCATTGGAATAGTGATTATATGAAAAACATTAGAAAAAGAATAATGTCCGGAGAGTCAATTCCACAATGTCAGGTTTGTAACGATCAAATTCTAAATCTTTACACATACAAAGGTTATTTCACCAATACACTTTTTCCCCACAAAATAGACGAGATATTCGAAAAAACGGAAGATGATGGTTACACTCACATGAAACCAATATCATATGACTATCGGATAAGTAATCTGTGTAATTTTAAATGTAGAATGTGTGGCGACTTGTTAAGTTCACAGTGGGAGGCGGAAAGAAAAATAATGGGCAACATTAATTTAGAAACCGAGCCATTTTATAAAAAAGAAAATCAAGAAAAATTTAAAAAATTCCAGAAAGAAGTTACTGAAAACGAACTTTGGGAAGCAGTGAAAGAGAATAGAATAGAAGAAATATATTGGGTAGGTGGTGAACCATTGATGTGGGACATTCATTGGGATATCATGAAGTATTTGGTTGATAATAATCAATCCAAGAATGTTATAATAAGATACAACACAAATTTAAGCAGGGTATCATATAAAGGAATGAATCTATATGATTTTCTGCCTCATTTTAAAAGGGTAAATCTGTGTGCAAGTATAGATGGAACTGGAAAAATTGTTGAATTTATCAGAACTGGAATAGTGTGGGAAAAGTGGCTAGATAATTTTAAGGGAGGTCTTTTTCTAAACGATTTATACGGCGATCATGGAATGGTTTTTGATCTTACAATAACTCTTCCAGGCCTACTGTCTATAAAAGAATTATTCGATCGTGCAGTGGAATTAAATGTAGTAACCTATATAAAAACAACTTTTTCTTTCGATTCCTCTGTTCTTATGTCTCCATTGTCAATACCTAGGTCCATCCTCGAAGAAATTATAGACGATACCCTAGATTACATTAAGCCAAGGGTTACATCGAAAACCCAAATTTATGTGGAGGCTTTAGAAGATTTAAAAACCAAAAAAACTTTCGAAGAATCGTATCCAGATTATAAAGAGGGCAGAAAGAGAGGGAAAGAAAACATGATAAGAATAGCAGAGTTCAGAAAGGACGGTTTAAATGGATCATTAACATTTGAGAATATTCTAGGACAAAACAAAAAATTATTAGAATGGTGGACACAAATTTAAAAACTATATGTTCGTTACCGTTTACGCATTTAGCAACTCATCCTAACGGGCTGGTGTCACCTTGTTGTATTGCTAATTTTGAAAATGGGGTTTGTTTCTCCAAAACTAAAAATAGAGTATTAACCCTAGGTAAGGATAGCATAGAAGACATTATGAATTCTGATTCTTTCACAGAAATTAGAAGAAAGATGATGAATAATGAGAAACCTATCGAATGTATAGGTTGTTACAGGATAGAAGAAAACGGATTCAAGAGTAAAAGAGATGAAGAAAATGCTAAATATCTCAATAAAATAAGTATAAGCGAAAAACTCCCAAATATACATCTTAAGTTTATCGAATTAAGACTCGGTAATGTTTGTAACATAAAGTGTTTAACATGCAACCCGATGTCAAGTAGCAAGTGGATAGAAGATGTTAAAAGATTTCCGTCCACGTTCGGAGACGATCATTACAACTATGAAGATTATAAAAGCGATTGGTTTAAAAACAAAGAATGGTATGATGAATTATTAAAGCATTCTAGCGAATTGGAGGAAATTTACATCAACGGGGGAGAACCAACGTTGATAAAGGAGCATTTTTACTTTTTGGAGAAGTTGATTTCTCTAGACAAATCAAAAAATATAAAGCTGGTATATAACATAAACTGTACAAATTTACCAGACAGGTTTTTAGAGCTGTTAAGAGAATTTCGGGAGGTAAAACTACAGCTTTCTATAGACGACGTTGGAAATAGGAATGATTATATAAGATATCCTTCAAAATGGGAAGTTGTGTATGATAATTTTTTAAAACTGAAAAAAGAAAAATTACAAATTACTATAACCCAGACAATAAGTGTTTTGAATGTTTGTAATGTGTGGAATTTTAGAGAGTTTTTTTCCGGTGAACAAATTGAATATAATTTTGTCTATAGCCCCAATTACTTACACATATCTTGTTTACACCCAAAGCTGAAGGATCTTGCAATGGAGCAAATCTACAAATTGGGAGATGGCGACAGAAATAGATTTATGTACGAGATAGAAAATAAAAAAGATGGGAATTTAGAAAAAAAATCTTCCAATTTTTTAAAAATGATGGATTCTATAAGAAATCTAGACATTGGAGATTATTTATTAGAGTATGAAAATTGCGATTTGCTTTAGTGGTCAAATAAGAAGGGCAGTTGATTCTTCCATCAACATACTCAATTTTATTGAGGGATGTGAGGCCGACTATTTTATACACACGTGGGATATTAATGACGGTAAAAGATTTTTTGGGGACGAAAGACCCGAACATGAATATACCCATATCAAGAAGGTAGAACTAAATGATTACATAAAAATTAATAACATATACAAACCAAAAAAAACTAAGGTTGATATTTACGAGGACTATTACGATTTGTCTCTAAAAAAGGGGACATCAAATTCCCCGATGTGGTACAGCTGGTATGAAAGTGTTAATTTAAAAAAGAAATACGAAGAGGAAAACAATTTTCAATACGACGTTGTAATAAAAATGAGAATGGATTGCATATATGATCCGTCGATTAAATTAAAAAATATAATTCACGACAACATTTCTTTTATCAAAAATGGTATTTTTTTAGTCGACACAATAACAGAATTTGAGAATCCTTCAAGCAGAATGCTGCATGATGTGGTATTTATGTCAAATTCCTCAGTTATGGATAAGGCTTCATTGTTTCATAACTATATTATCACAACAGATAAAAGCAAAGATCTTTATCACGTGTTTTTTGATGATTATCTCAAGGAAAATAATATAGAATCTATAGAGTTTCTAAATGAAATGGAGTATAAGTGGACAATCTTTAGAGAATTCTCCCTGGGTTATCATCCAGTGGATAATTTTAGGGAGTGTGTTGAAATCAATAGAATATTATATAATCACGAGTTTCAAAAATTATCAAACGTCAAACACATCGGATACAATCTACTTTTGAAATTCAAAAAAGAAATTTTTGAAAAGACCGGGTTTTCACCCAATGTGTTAAAAAAATTAAGAACTATGAAAATTGCTATCTGCTTAAGTGGTCAATTCAGAACTTATGAAAAATGCTACCACAACATAATAAAGCTAAAAAATAAAGTTGAAAGTGATCCTAATAGCACTGTCGACTTTTTCTGCCATGCTTGGAATTTTGAAAGCGAATCCAGACCAATATTGGATGTAACCGCCAATAATAGAGTAACTCCGTACGACGATGATAAATTAAATGAAATAATTAAAATATACAAACCGAAAAAATATCTAATTGAGGATTTTGAAAAAAATCAAAGAGTAAACCAGGATGTTATTGACATTGCAGAGGAGAGATATCCAGAAAATGAAGGTCCGCCCATTACTTGGTGTGCAAACCAGTTTTATGCAGTGATGAGATCGTGCGAATTGAAAAGACAATACGAGATAGAAAATAATTTCGAATATGATGTTTGTATCAGATTACGGTACGATCAATATGTTCCATGGGGACAGGTTTTTGATTTAATCGAAATTTTATCAACTGTTAAACCAAATACTATATTTTCTATACATAATAGAAAAATTGATGTTTACCCTCATTTTGCAATTGGTGATGTGTTTTGGTTTTCAGATTCTTTAACGTTCGATAAAATTTGCGATTTTTATAGGCACCTACCAAGTATAGACATTAGAACGTTTGAAGAAAGCAGAAACCACCTGATACCTGAGTTAGTTTTTTATCACTATTTAAAAGAGATTGGAGTAAAGAATCAAACTACCCCTCTTAATTTTCAGATATGCAAATTTAGGAATTTTATAACTCTCAAAAAACAATTAAAATTAGGGGGACTTGGGGACAATGAGGTTCTGTTCGAAGATATAGCGGTGTTCCCCGGAGGTGAAACAGAGGTCATAGATAAAATATTAATATGAATAAAATCTGGACATTTGGATGTTCTTTTACATACGGAGACGGCACATTAGATCATGATCTATATTATCAAAGATATAGGTTAAAAGATGATGACCTTTCTTGGAATAAATTATTATCCAGAAAAATAAACTATGCTCTACAAAATAAAGGTTTACCTGGGGTGTCTAACGATACTATTATTGATACTATAATAAAAAACTGGGAGGATATTTCTAAGGACGATATAGTAATAATAGGTAAAACCTGGTCACACAGATTTGACTTTCCGAAAGAAAATGATTCACCGGAAGTCAAATCTATAGTTTATAGGGGAGGGGAAAAAGACGTACAAAAATGGTTTGAAGATGCAACCGTTGGATTATTTACCAACGAGCAGATAGAGACCATAAAAATGTTTTCAATAGAATTTGCAACACAGAAAGCTTATTCTATCAGACACGATTTTAGACTGAATTTTTTGAGAGAAAGACTACTAAAAGATAGAGGAGTAAATCTCTGCTATATCTGGGATGTAGAAAGTCTCTGGGAAAAATTTGAATTAATAGTCAATGCAACAAAGGGAGAAATAGTAAACCATCACTGGTCATTCAAGGGTCATAGGGATTTTTGCCAATACATAGAAAATGAAATAAAATCAAAGGTAAAAATCATATGAAAATTGCAATTTTGGTTTATGGGATGTATAGGGAATTTGATATTGCTGTTACTTCTTGGAATTTTTTAAGCAAGTTTGATTGCGAGGTTTATTTTTCAACATGGTCTAGATCCAAGCAAAAAAATAAAAAACTAGACATCATAATCGACGAGGAAGTCACAGAAAAAAGAATATTAGATCATATTAAAGACGCAAATGTTTTAATATTAGATGATGTGTTTTCTGAATTAACCAATCCAGAAAAGATGATATTCCACTGGAAATCCGGGCTTAAAATGATCAAAAAAAGCGGTATAAAATATGATTATATCATGCTAACAAGACCTGATAATTATTTTGATTTTAATTTCGATTTTGAGAATATAAATTCGGATGAGGATTTAAGAGAGGGATCTGTATACGGGTTAGAAGAGATTAGAAATAACGGGGAAGAATTATTCATACAGGATATTTTTTTCTTTGGTAAATATGATCTAATCGAAAAATTAATTGATAATATACCGGAAAGATTAGACGGAAACGAATGTAACGGCTCCATGCATCATCACTTAGCCAAACACATTTTACTAAGTGAAATAAAAATTAAAAAAATTCCAAGAACATCTGTCGTTACTGTAAGGGCTAACTCTAGACAGTTAAATAAAGAAGAGATATCTATAAATACGATATTCCAAAAAACGATGGATTGGGGAAATAATCAAGATCAATATCATGAAAACAATTTATAAACCGTGGGGTAAAGAAGAATGGATAGAACTTAATGATTCTTATTGTTATAAAAGAATCTATATAAACGAGGGATATAAAACATCTTTACAGTATCACAACTTTAAAAAAGAAACTAACTATATCATATCGGGACAAGCAGAAATTTGGCTGGAGAATGATCAAGGTGAAATTGTTAAGGAGGTGTACGGCCCAGGTCAATACTATAACGTAATTCCTCCTAAAAAACACAGGGTAATTGCTTTGACCGACCTGATAATGCAAGAAGTTTCTACCCCGGAGGTCGACGATGTAATACGAGTGGAGGATGATACAAATAGACCTGATGGAAAGATCGAAAGCGAGCATAAAACTCCCGCGGTTTTAATATTATGTGCAGGCTTAGGTAGCCGTCTAAAAAAATTAACAGACAACATAAATAAAACTTTATTGCCGGTAAACAATCGGGCTATCATATCCTACATAATAGAAAAATTCCCTAAGGAATATGACTTTATCATAGCTATTGGATACAAGGGAGATTCCGTCAAAGAGTATTGTAATCTAGTTTATCCAGATCACAAATTTACATTCGTAAATGTCGAGAATTATGATCCTTCGCAAACTGGGCCAGGTACAAGCGCTCTGTTGTGCTCCGAGCATCTTCAAAGACCTTTTTATTTTATAATGGGAGATTGTATCATAGATTCTCCGATCCCTGGAATAAACGGTAACTGGTTAGGGGTTCATTCAACATCATATCCAGAAAAATACTCCACGGTGAAGATGGACGATAAAGAAAATATAACATCTTTCGTTAACAAAAGTACTGACGGATACGATCTAGCATTTGTTGGTTTCGGAGGAATATCAGATTACTCCACTTTCTGGAAAGAGCTTAAAGAAAATATTAAAAGCGGTGAATTAGTTTCTGCATTTGAATCACCTCAAGTCTATACAAGTCTAAAGGCAAAAAAGTTAAAATGGCTAGATACCGGAAATCTAGACGATCTAGATAAAGCTAGACAGTACTTTAATGATAAACCGCTATCTTTGAAAAAAGACATAGGAGAAATAACCTATAAGGACGGGGGTAAATTTTTAAAGTTTACACAAGATAGAGATCTGCTAGAAAGAAGGAAAATTAGAGGAGAAATTTTAAGAGGCTTGGTTCCCCCAAATTTCAATGTTGCTGGGAATTTTCTTTATTACGATTGGATAGAAGGTAAAACTTTATACGATCGCGGGGAACTGGGGGATTTTAGTAGGTTTTTGACAAAGCTGGAATTCCTCACCAAGGAGACAATCCCTGCAAACATAGAAGATCTTAAAAAGTTTTATGTCGACAAAACCCATAAAAGACTAGAATCATTTCTTGCTAAATATGGAGAAAGTTATTTTGTTTCTGATCATGAAATAAACGAAATTAAAAGACCATCTTTGGATCTTATATTATCTGATGAAAAAATATTTGACTGTCTTTACGAGAATCCTTTCTATTCTAATTTTCATGGTGATCTCCACTTTGATAATATGATATTATCGGAAGATGGCGAATACTATTACATAGACTGGAGAGACTGCTTTGGAGAAAATGTAGAATCTGGAGACATTTATTACGATCTTTCTAAGTTTTATGGCGGATTAATAATCCCATACAATTTAATGAAAGATGACAGTAATATCACATACTTTGAAGGATCTTATTCTATTAAATATGAATATCATATCTCAAAGAATCTAATTAAGTTTAGATCTGAATATGAGGGATGGATCAGGAAAAACGGATTCGATCTCGATAAGATTAAATTTATAACAGGCCTGATATTTCTAAATATGTCTCCATTACACGATGGAAAATTTGGTAAAATGTTATGGTTCAAATCTATAGAAATTCTAGATGATTACAAAAAACACACTATGGGCTTACGGATGTAGTTGGACTCATTCTCCACATCACGAAAAAGAATACGGCTTGAAATTTTGGCCAGAAATATTAGCCGAAAAAATTGGATTCAATTTTGTAAATAACGGGTTTAGTGGTCAATCCAATTTTGAATCTACGGTAAAGCTGTTCAGGCAGATGGAAAAAATAAAGAAGGGGGATTTAGTGGTTTTCGAGTTTACATACCCAGATAGGTTCCCTGTACCTTTTGTTAACGAAAACCACGTAAGAGAATCGTGGTCTAGTAAAGACATATTTGAAATAAATGACGTATTGATAGATTTTGATTGGCATCAGATTGATTATTTCAGGAGTGAAAAATTTTATGATGAAGAAAAAATGAAAAAATACGTAGATTTCGTTTTAGATTTTAGAATTGAATTATTAATTCTTGGATTTAAAAACGTACTTCCTGTTTTTGATTATTTGGAAAATAAAATAGGTGCGACAGTTAAATATTGGTTTTTAAACCCTATACATCCTAAAGATGTAAATTCCACGCAAAAAAGGAAAGAAAATGTCATTAAAACAATTACTCATCCAAGCAGAATTATTTACTTTCCGCTAGATGATGATGAATTTAATATCGACGCTCAGAGGTTTACATCAAATGAATGCTTAAGATATTCTGACAGATATAAAAATTATGATACAAAATTTTGGGAAGAATTAGTTAACGATCATCACCCAAACGAAACTGGACAGTATATAATTGCTGAAAATATATTATTATCACTATAAAATGTCGCAGGTGTTGATAAACAAGGATACTAAGATATTCGGATCTTTTTCAAAGAACCCAGGAAATAATGGATGTCATTTTTTCAATAGTGCTTTTCAGAAGTATTCAGTTGATGCAATTTATAAATCATTTTATAGCGACGATATAGAATTATCGGTAGAATCCGCTAAGAACTTAAAATTTGGTGGATTTGCAATTAGCATGCCGTATAAAGTGCAAATATTAGATTATTTAGATTGGTGTGATTCTTCCGTCGCAGATATTGGTTCGTGTAATACTGTTAAAATAGTTGATAACAAATTACTCGGTTACAACACAGACTGGATTGGCATAGATAAATATTTACCAAGGGAAGTTAAAAAAATAGCCATACTGGGAAATGGAGGTTTTAGTCTAGCAGTCCAATATGTGTGTAGAATTCGGGGAATAGAGTATGAAATAATAGAAAGGAAAAACTGGAGCAAAATTGAAAGTTTGGATGGGTGGATTTTTAATGCAACTCCAGTGGACGTTTGCACAAACGGTCGGATTATCGAAGCAAGAACAGAATTCGAAAGCGGAAAATTAATGTCAAGATATCAAGCTATCGAACAGTTTAAAATATACACGGGAATAGAATATGTCTGAAATAAATTATTTCATATGTCCAATGTCTAAAAACATAGTGGATGCAGTCATAGAATTGGGCTCTAAAAAGATAGGATTATTGCCAAGCAGAAGACAGATAGAATTTAATGGAGGATATGTTAATAATTGGACAACCGAAGCATTCAAGAATTATGTCAAAGAAAGATCCGAAATAATAATAGAAAGGGATCATGGGGGAATAGGGCAAGGAGACACTGACGAATATGAATCTTATTTTAATGACTCCAAGTATCTTGATATCGTACACATAGATCCATGGAAAAAATACCAAGATATCGAATCTGGGACAAAAGAAACAATCGAAAACATTAAATTCATTCACAAATTAAATTCAAACATCTTATTTGAAGTTGGGACAGAAGAGGCAATCAAAAAAATTACCACTGAAGATCTGGATTTTTTTTTGAGAGAATTACAAATTGGTCTAACCGGGGATGAATTTGAAAAAATAGAATATGTGTGTATTCAATCGGGGGTGGGTTTAGATATAGCTAATAAAAAAAATATAGGAAAATTCAATATAGAAGATTTAGAATCTATGATCGGAATATGCAAATCATATGGAAAGAAATCAAAGGAACATAATGGCGATTATCTTGATTGGCCGGATATTGTTGTAAGATTTAAAAGAGGATTGAATAGTTTGAATATTGGGCCAGAAATAGCACAAATTGAAACGGAAACGATAATAGATTTTATGGAAAAGGATCAGATAGACATGTTTTACGAGGTATGCTACGATTCTAAAAAATGGGAAAAGTGGGTAGATCTGAATTTTGATTTTTCGAATAAAAGAAAATTAATAATGGTTTGCGGTCACTATAACTATCAAAAATTAAATAATATTATTAAAATGGATTATTCTATGGATGAAACGATTAAAAATAACATAAAGCAAAGATTAATAAGACTGCTCAGTTATGTCCAATAATCTTTGGGTCTTTGGAGACACCAAGGAAAAGTTGAAGATCTTCATTATGGTGAGATATTCCATATTATATTATCAGAATACATATTAAAAGAACTAACGCTATGATTTACGCATTTGATTTAGACGATACATTATGTACCCGGGATAAAAATCTGGAACACCTTGGCCCAGATAAATATAAACATTGTGTACCCATAAAGCACATGATTGATAAATCGAATAAACTTTATGATGAGGGTCACACCATTTACATTTACACTGCTAGGGGAATGGGACAGTTCAATGGAGATCTGGTTAAGGTTTATAACAGTCTTTATGTTCTTACCCTGGATAGTTTAAAAGAATGGGGAATAAATCACCATGGACTGATAATGGGAAAATTGCATTATGACTACCTAATCGACGATAAAGCCATGGGATTAGAGGAATTTAAAAATAATTATAAATGAAGCACTTTAGAAAATTCTTTGTGTTCTTAAGGGGATTGATTCTTTTCAGTTGGATAAAGAAAAGTATAGACAACTATAAAAGGAAAAAAAGATTTAAGAAAAAACTGGAGGAACTAAGAAAAAGAGACCCATTTATTTATAACCACTAGATATTACTTTACTATGATATACCTATTAATAGGACAGCCAGGATCGGGTAAAACTACAATGGCAGAGCTCTTAGTTAGAAGATTAGGAATGGGAACTGTATGGATAGATGGCGATGATCTGAGGGAAATATTCCCCAATACTGACTATTCTTATTCTGGCAGGATCAAGAACATAGAAAGGTCCTTCACTATAGCTCGTTTTATGTCGGTTAAAGGACATAACGTGGTGATAAGTATGGTTTGTCCTTATCGTGCTATAAGGGAAGATCTAAAGCAAAATAACGATGTTGTAGAGGTTTTATTTTCCAGGAACGATTACGGAGGGAAGGAAAAGTTACACGTTAAAAATTTTGAAGGTCCTGAGGAAAACTTTTTAATTTTTCGAAACGGATCCAGCATAGAAAGATCTTTCGTGGAACTTTGTCTCCTTCTGCGCGTATAAATATTAATGGAAGGTAAAAAATATGCTCTCTATATAGGTAGATGGCAGAACTGGCACAAAGGACACGAATGGCTTATTAATCAACAGTTAGAGAAGGGAAAAAACATTTGGGTCGCTATCAGGGACGTAGATCAAGATGCCAATAATCCAAAAAAAGCACAACAAATTTTGGAAGATCTTTCCAAAGAATCGTTTTTTGTTAAAAATTCTGACAGAATACTTCTTTCGATAATTCCCGACATTGAATCAATCAATTATGGGAGAGGGGTAGGTTATGAGGTTATTTACCACGAGCCCCCAGAAAATATTGCGCTAATAAGCGGTACCAAAATAAGGGAGGGAACAATTGATGCCTCAGGTAAAGAGACACATAGCTAAAACTATAACATGGAGAATAGTCGGAACATTAGATACGATTATTTTAAGCTGGGCCATAACAGGTAATATAAAAATAGGAATCGCCATTGGCGGCTTTGAGGTGATAACCAAGATGGCCTTATATTTTTTACACGAGAGGGTATGGTATAGATATATAAAATATGGTCTAAAAAAGTGATGCATTTTGTTATATTGGGATATAAAAGAAAATATTAAGTATGAAAGGAACCTTTTTTTCCGCGGATTTTATTGAGGATAGCGTTGGCAATTTAAGACTATTGGAAGTAAATACAGACACAACTATTTCGACTAATAATTTAGTCTATCTGGATTTTAACGACCTTATCTCGGTTTTAGAGAGCAATAACATCACAAGAGTAACGGTAGTACATAAGCCGAACATACATCAGTATATAGTCGATAAACTTTCCGAATCATTGACATCGAACGCTCCATTTATCACAGAATTTAAGGAGATAAAAGAGCAATCAAACAGAATATACCCGACTCCTGTTGAGGATGCTTCAGACTTATTCGTTCTGAGAATGGCGTATGACGAATCAGCCATTTTTGATAGCGAGTATGCTAAGGGAACATTAAACACACTTAGGCTATTCTGTGATTATAATGAGCAGGATAGCGTTGCGGAGTTTTATCATTCATCCTCACTCGGACAATACGATACGATTTCTAGGGATTTTAATTCGGGAAATTTGCCAGATTGCTTAATAAAAAACATAAGCGATGCGGAACATTCCCTTATAGATTTTTATAAAATAGGCAGCGAATCCACTGAAGATACAGACCAAAGCCGATGGGGAGTATTCATCAGCGAAAAGGCAACAGAAAATAACGTAATACAAAAATATCACATAAGTTCACAAACCGTTTCAGATAATAAAGTTTCCACAGTGAGAACTTTCTCGATTATTTACGGAGGTGATCTGTCCCTAATTCACGTAGGACAATTTCAGGAAAGTGCGGCATTTGAATTACCTGTCGAATCAATTTATAATGAAGCCCAATACATTAATAAGATAGACAATAAACATTATTACGAGTTTGCAACAAATTTTATTAAATATGATGGTATAATTGATGGCATTTTAAACACGCATTTAATAATTAAATCTGATGATACTGAGGTAGAAATAGGGAACATTTCTGTCGGGGAAGAAATAAAATCTTATTATATAGGGGGAACAGATTTAACGGAAGACGACTTCACATATCCAACTTGGCAAATATCAGGAAACACCTTACCACCGGAATCTAATCTAACGACATCTACTGTTATATATAAAAATAGTAAAGAATTGTTGAATAAAACATTATCTAATATAACAGTAAATAATAACGAGGATTCAATTTATACGTCGGTTCATAAATCTTTCTTAGTTTATGACGAGGGAATGGACTCGATCGTATGGAAACAATCTGTAAACATAAAAACAACGACAGATTACTTAGTAGATTATGATGGATCATTAGCGCAGGTCACAAATTCTGAAATATTAATAATTAATGAAAACAATTTCAGCTTAGTTGAAATTGATGTTGAGGATACTGACACCTACATAATAGCAGGATCAACTCCTGTCAATTCATTCGTAACACACAATGCACCATGTTTCGTTGCAGGCACGAAAATAACCATCTCGGAAGGTGTTACAAAAAATATAGAGGATATTATTGCTGGTGATTCTGTACTGACACTTAACATGCTATCAAATAATATTGAGGCCAATACAGTAAATGCTGTTTATAGTAAAAAAGTGGACCGAATTGTTGAGTATGAATTAGAGAATGGTGAATTTTTAAAATGTACCATAGATCACCCAGTATATGTTGAAGATAAAGGATGGTCTTCATTCGATAATAATCTATCTAATAAACTGTATACTATAGAATCTAAAATCGGTAAGATAGAGATTGGAGACTGTTTAAAGTTATTAAAGGGGAGCTCAAAAATTGTGAACATAAACATGATAGAAGAAACCACTCTAGTTTATAATTTACAGGATATTAAAAATAATCATAACTTTTTTGCTAATGGAATTTTAGCACATAACAGAGGAATACCAAAAATATAAAGATCATGATAAAACCAACAAAATATAAGTCAATTAATACTGTTGATCTTAAATTAAGACAAGCTTCATCGATCAGCGAGGATAAAAAACAGAAAACCTTCACTATATTGTCAAAACTTGTAGAACTGATTAAGTTAAAACATTCTTAAATTCTGTGGATATTTATGACTCCTTTAGAATATCTTCAGCAAAAGGTCACAGCAATACTTAAGCCGAGTTCTGTAGAGGGCGTTGGATTTTTTGCCATTAGAGATATTGAAGCAGGTGAATCTGTTTTTGATCTTTGGCATGGGGAGAGTGGGATATATTCAATTACACAGGAAGAATTATTCACACTCCCTGATAAGCTCCAAAAAAATTTATACGAAACCTTTGACAATAAAATGTGGTTTGTTGATAAAAATGGGGTCGAACAAATCATACCTAAGGAATATGGAAAAATATTTTTCCCCTTAGAGCGAGGTTATCACTGGATATACATTTGGCCAAAAATGTTTATGAACAGTGGATTGAAAAACTGTAACGTGGATAGCAATAATAATGTGGCACCTGTTGCAATTAGAAAGATAAAAGAAGGTGAAGAGATATTAGGAAACTATGGATCTCAATTCAGAACCACACCAAAAAATTTCATATAATGACTGCATATGAATACATCAAAAATCATGTGAACGTTAAAATGTCGCCGAGCAATATACACGGAGTAGGTATTTTTGCTCTTAGAGATATCGATGAGGGGGAAGAAATATTCGTTAACTGGAAGGGGGATTCAGGGATTTACCAATTAACTGAATCAGAATTAAATTCCCTTGATTATAACGTTAAGATCCATGTTTATGATATGTACGAATTTTCTAAGATTGGTGACGAATGGACGTTTAATGTCAATCTAGAAAAAAATTGTCATTGGATATTTAAAACACCCATGCACTGGGTAAACAGCTGTTCTTGGGATAGTGAACCGAATATTGATAGAAATTTATCGATTGCCACGAAAAAAATATATCGTGGAAATGAACTGTTTACTAAATATGGGAAATATGAAAAAAATAAACTTTTCAGAACAATATAAGCTGTCAGAAAAATACACAATCTACAAGACAAGGTACGATAATCAGTTTTCGAAAAAAGAATTTTTAACTAGAATATATCAAAACGAATCCTTATACCAAAACGAGACATACAGGGTACAAAATTCATTGGACGTCCATATTGGATGCGATGAATTTAGATCTGTAGATAATCAGGCATTGGATTTTTTAAGGAAAAAATTGTCTTGCAAAATAGACAGATTTATAAAATCCAGTTGGATATACATACAAGTTCCGGGTTTTAAAATGGAATGGATGCACACCCATGACTGGATAGAATCATCGAATAGAACAAATTTGAAAACGCAATGGACCTATGTTTTTTATATACAAATTCCTTCGGATCTTAAAGATGGAGAAGGGGATCTTATTTTTAAAACAGAAGACGAAAAATTACATTCATTCACTCCAAAAGAAAGCGATATTCTATTTTTTCCTGGTGATTTACAACATATGCCAACCCTTACATTAGGTTCAGAATCTGATAGAATAGTATACACAACGAATATTAATTATGATTTTAATTCTATTAGGGAAACAAATAGAAGGATCGTCTTCAAAAATCATATAAATTCTTGATCATGTTTTATAAAATCGTTAAGCCAAAAATTAATTTGGAACTATTAAAATATGATATTATACTGAATTCACATCACGTAAAATCCGAATTTAATAAGAGAATCCTGTGGTTAGAATCGGACACAACTTTAAAAATAATTGAAATCATATTACAAAACCTAGAAAAAGAAACTCTAGAGGATTTTCAAGTATATGTCAAAAACACCTTCGCTTATATACAGGAACAGGAATTGGACCAAGAAATAAAATTCGATAAGCAGTTAAAAAGAGGGATAAATCCAAAATCAAAATATTCATTCATTCTTTTTATAAAATCCTTTAAAAGTAAGATATCATTAAGATTAAAAAATGAAATAAAAGAAATAGTATTGGAAGACGGAGATCTATTAATTTTTAAAACAGAGGATTTTTTATGTGACGAATTTTCAACCCCAGAAAGAATTGGAATTTATGGATCATTGACAAATGAAATAGATCAGATTAAAATCTATAAAAATTTAATTTAAATAATGAAAATCTCAAATAGTCATTGTAGGTATTTGATTGAGTTATCAGAATCAAAAAATTTATGGAAAAGGGTGAAGACTGGTGGTTCATACTATTCCACTTTATTTGAAGTCGAAGACGGTGAAATTAAAAATTTAATTATTCAATATTGTAGTGAGTATTTAAATTTGGACATTAGTACAATTAATGTAGGTATATTAAAATACATTGAGGGTGACCTAATTCAAAAACATATAGATTCGGGGTCCGCCACTAATTCACTCAGTAGAGATTTTATTTATAATATTAATATATTATTAAATGATGATTATGAAGGTGGGGAGTTTTATTTAAACGATAAACCATACTTGAAACCGATGGGTGAAATATATCATTATAAATCAAGCGAATATCACGAAGTGAAAAAAGTAAAAAGAGGGGTTAGATATTGTGCGTTATTTTATATAAGATACGGGGACATAAAGAACTGGGGAAAATTAAAAACTATTATATGAGATACTTTGAAAATAATAACCTTTTATATCAATTACATGCAGAAGTATTAGATAAAATGGATTGTGAAAAATTAATAAAAGAATTTAACGAATTTAAAACTGCGAGAACAATTAATGGGGATGTGGAATCAGATATAAAATATAGAAAAGCTGAAATTGCTGTATATGGAAATGAATCCGAATTACTAAAAAAAGTTCGTAAAATATTCTCAGAAAAAACAAAAACAACCATTAATCAGCAAGAAACCCCGGTATCCTTTATAAGATATGGAATTGGGGGAGAATACAAGCCACATTATGACTGCTACGGAGACCCAAAGAATATACCTAATGGGGAAAGCGGTGATCGATTAATAACCGGAATATTTTATTTAAATGATGATTATATCGGGGGAGAAACTGAATTTCCTTTGAAAAAAATTAAAATAAAAGGAAATCAGGGGGATTTGCTGGTGTGGAATAATTTAAACCCGGATAGAACACTAAATAAAAAATCATTACATGCTGGTTTACCAATTGTGGATGGTGTAAAATATATTTTAGTTATTTGGGTAAGAGAAAGAGAAATCAATAAGATGTTTAAAAAAAACCTGTTATGAAATTATATACATTCGGGGATAGCTGGACGGAGGGTGTTGGTGGAGATTTAGCAGAAGAGAATGCGGTAAGTAGTTTAGAGGAAAAAACAAAAATTCGGAGCAAATATTCTTGGCCAAAACAATTAGCAGAAAAATTAAAAATAGACCTCCAAAATTACGGAGTAGGTGGATCAGATAATCGATTCATATTTAATTGCGTTTGTAAATGTATAGATACTGGTAGGATTAAAGAGAATGATCTAGTGATTATAATGTGGTCTTCCCCCTTAAGGGAAGAATTGCCATTTTTTCCGCCAGATAATGAATGGCATTCATGGAGTAAAAGACATCTAGACAAAAAATACATATACGATCATATACTGAGCTCAAATGGGGAAAATAAAATTTATAATAAATTAAAAATCGACTATAAGGAATGGTACACGGTTAATTTATACAACGAAAATTATTATAACATAGTCAACCAGGGTTATTTATTGTATTTGCAATATATGTTTAAAAATTTGGGTATTAGATATTTGTTTTGCGATGGATTCGATATGATGTTGCCAAAAAATATTATAGGGGAAATTGATAAAACCGATTTGATCGACACTAGGCACTATTGGGGATTCCGCAAAGAAACATTTAGGGACTTTTTAACCAGTTTTGATAAAAAAAGTATTTGGGAGAATTTTAAAAACCCAATTAACCTTGTTGGTGTACATCCAAATAAGCTTGGATATGAACTAATTTCCGATGAAATATACCGTTTTATTGGAGAAAATAAAATCATATCGGAAAAGACTAAAGGAAAAATTAACATCTTGATATAACTATGGATATTGGTTGTTTAAATAGCGAAGAGATCGATTACATCAATCAAGCACTTTCGGAAAATGGGGGAATGAATCCTTTAGAATATGAAAATTTAAAATATAAGCATCCCTATATAGTTATCAAAGGCGAGGATGCACTAATCCTGACATCAATGAAATATTATGGGATGCACGATAGCAAGTTTAATTCATTTATTGTTGAAAAATTTGGCAAACCTGAATATGAAATAGATTTTTTCTATGAATTAATATATGATAAAGGAAACTTAACAAAACCTCACAGAGATAAGTATTTTGTTTTACAGACCACGTTAATTTTGTTATCGAATGAATTTGTGGGAGGAAGATTAATAATTGATGGAGAGGATGTAAATTTTACAGAAATTGGACAGTATGTTAATTTCGAGGGAAACAACCAGGTTCACCAAGTTACACAGTTAGAATCTGGACAAAGGAGGGTTTTAGTTATAATGTTTAATAAAAAAAGAACGTCTTTAATTTAATGAAACCGAGATTATTTTGCTTTGGGGATTCTTTTGTTGATTGGCACATACCAAAATACCATTGGAGATATTATTTATCAAAACACTACGAAGTTTATAAACATGGTAAACTTGGGGCTGATAACTCCTCAATAATTTTTCAATTAGGTAATTTAGATGAATATATGGAGGGAGATAGAATTGTTATTGTATTTACTGACCCTGGAAGGTTACCCGGAAGGTATTATGGGGATAAAAAAGAACTATATTTAAATAACCAGTACAGATCGCCACAATATTATAAGGATAGTAAATTTGCCGAAAAATTAGATGATTTAAGACTCACTGAAGGTAATAATTGGATAAACGGTGTTAGGGAAAATGACATTAAATTTTTAAAAAATCTCCAAAAATGGTTAAAAATATATAATCCAGTGTTTATTACATGGAGTGAACAATTCGCCATTCCTACCTCTGACTTTGTAACACTTATTAAGGTAACTTCCAATTGGGAAGAAGGAGTTGGAGAAAAAATAGATTTTCATCCAGGACCTAAAGGATGTTACGAAATGTATAAAATAATTCATGGATTATTAGAAATAGAAGAACCCGTTGTAGAATTTGTGGAGGATATAAAGGATAAAAAAATATTATGAACTATTCGATAAACAATTTCTTTGGAGGTGAGGAATGTAATTCAATTATTGAATATGCAGATAGGGTGGGTAAAAAATTTAATTATAATCCATCCGAGGTTTGGGATTGTAAAAGAATTTCCGATTTAGGATTTAATAAATTGATATTTGACAGGTTCATAAAAAATTTTGAAGAAGAAAAATTTAAATTGTGGTTTAATTTTAAAGATTTTAAAATTGAAGATTTTAATATAAGTATTACCAAATATTACGATAGTAGAAGATTAGATTTACACTTGGATTCAACCTCACAGCTAACTACAGTAATAGTTTTAAGCGAAAATTTTGAAGATGGGAGATTTATATTATCAAAATCAAAAAACATAAACGATTCACAAAAACATTTGTTAAAAATAGGACAGTCCATATCTTTTGATGGAAGTAAAATATACCATGGGGTTATGCCTGTCACGACTGGGGTTAGATGCGCTTTAAATGTTTGGATGACTAATACAGATTTTAAATATCTTAAATTATATGACAATAAAAGATTAATATGAGAATTTTAATAATATCATTACCCAGAACGGGATCTACATCTTTATTACATAAAATTTCGAAAGAAAGAGAATTTAGAGCAATCTTTGAGCCGTTTGACGGTAGTGATCGTTTTTTATATGACGATGATATGAATAACGTTGTTGTTAAAACAATAATACATCAGCACGAGAATAATTTTGAATTATCAAAAAAATTTGATGATGTGATATTATTAAATCGAAAAAATTTTAAAAATCATCTCGAATCATACTCTTACCTTTATCACAATATTCGAAATGGGTATCATTCCGGAACCCCATATGAATATGTCGCACCACCAGTAGAAACGATTGATAAATCAAGAGAACTTTTAATAAAAATGGGTCAAGATTTACAGGAATTGTCTGATAAATTAAAAATACCAATTCAATATTATGAAGATCTATTTGACGAGAATAGTTCTGAACGATTAAGAACCGACATAATGAATAAAAAAAAATTAATATGATTTCATTTTCAATAGAAGAATGTAATAAGATAATTAATCTATCAAATACTTTTAAACCTAAACACTCATCATCATTATTTAAAAGAAATGATTTTAATTACTATTATCATGTTGTACTTAGAAATAGTAACACCCAGTGGATATTTGATCGACTGAAAGAATTTCTTTTAGATGAATATTCAAAAAATAAAATAAATGAAATGCAAGAAATATATTTGCATCGTTATTTGGCTGGTAATGAATTTGCTAAACATAATGATTCGACAACGCATCCTGATCAAATTTTAAATATAGGTGTTTGTTTAAATGAAAGTTATGATGGTGGAGAATTCATTGCATATAATCCTTTAGAAATACTTCCTAAAGTTACTGGGACAATTTATACAATGAAAAGTGATAGGGACCATGAAGTGAAAAAAATATTAGGAGGTGAGAGATGGTCCCTTATATTATTTTTAAATAAGAATGATTTACAAATAGGAAATTCGAAATTAATATGAAAATAGCAATATCAGGTACTTCAGACGGTTTTGGCAATTACGCTTCGCTTATGTGGGGAAAGACCCACGATATAATTAAAATAGATCTAAGAGAAGAAATTGACACTATATTATCGCAGGTAGCTTCATGCGATGTATTTTTAAATCATGCATATAGTAAAGATGTGAAGCAATCCTTGGTTTTTTTTGAACTATTCGAAAAATGGAAGGATTTAGAAAAAACAATAATAAATTTTGGAACGTCCGCAGTACACGAGGACGGATGTTTTAGTCCTCTATATGTCTCAAATAAAAAACACCTAATAAATTTATCACAGACATTAAATATTGCCAATCCGTATAAAAAAGTTAGAGTTATTAATTTTAACCCAAGTACAATGGAGAATAATAAAATGTTTGGTGCGAATTTTAATAAACTCAAATTCGAGGATTTGTTTAAAATTTTAAACTTTATTATAGAGCTAGATCATACTATCGAGATATCCGATGTAACAATTAAATTAACAACAAGACAAGAAAAAAATAAAACAATGATCTGATGAATAATCTGTGGACCTTTGGGGATTCGTTTACCGATTATTTTTACCCCCCGGAAAGATCAACAATACACTGGAGACAAAAATACATTGAATATAAGGGATATGTCCCGAAAGTTTATGGTGAGATTATTGCTGAGAAACTTGGTTTAAATTTAATAAATTTAGGACTGGGAGGTGTTGATAACTCGCATATTTTAGAGGAGTTTTGTAAAGTTGTTGATAAAATTAAGGAAGGGGATATTTTAATTTTTGGTTGGACTAATCAAAGTAGGTTTAGATTAGTAAATAAGTCAGATCAGTGGGGACATTTCAATCCTGAACCAGGTAACGAAAACGGATTTTTTGCACATAAAAAAATTGAGACATTTGAGTTTATCTCGGAAAAAACAATACAAGAATTACTAATTAATAGATCGAATTTCCCTTACGTACTAGAAATATGTAACTGGATGAAATTGATTAATTTTTCTCTTAAAAATAAAATAATTCATTGGTCATGGTGTTCAGACCTGTCAAAATGTGGGATTATTTTATCTAAAAAATATAGAAACATAAAACAAGAAACCAATGGAGAGGTAGACGATGGTCATTGGTGCGAGGACTCCCACTATGAATTTTCAGAATTTTTAATAGATATATTAAATAACAAGAGACAAATTAAAAATATAATTTAATGAGTATCGATTTAAAAAATTATGTGTGTGCTGTTCCATTTGTGTCACTTGAAATACAACATAAAAATAGGTTTCTTTGTTGTGCATCGTGGTTGAAAAAGTATCTACCAGAAAACACCACATTAAAAAATTCCTGGGAATCCGAAGAGGCTATAGAAATCAGAAAATCCGTTTTAGATGGCTCTTATAAATATTGTGATAAAGGTCAGTGTCCGTTTTTACATCAATTAGTAACATTTGGAAAAATTGGTAATACTGATACTCTTTATCATAAGAATGAGATGCCGAGTAAATTAAAAGAAAGAATTGATTTATTTAATAACGGGATCACTGAACCCCCAACAATAATTCAATTTTCATTTGATAGAACGTGCAATCTTAAATGTCCATCTTGTAGGGTTGATTTAATTGTGGAAAGTGCCGATGGAATACAAAGGATTAAAAAAACGATTGAGGATATTGAAAATGAATACGGTAAAACAACAAAAACGCTGTATATAACTGGTAGTGGTGATCCATTTGTTTCTGTTGGATTTAGAGATTTTTTAAGAAACTTTGATAAGTCAAAATGGTCAAATTTAGAACGAATCCATTTACATACAAATGCAACAAAATGGAATGAAAAAATGTGGAACTCTATGAAAAAAGTTCACAAATATGTAAAAACGTGTGAAATCAGCATAGATGCGGCTACTAAAGATACTTACGAAAACAAGGTAAGGGTGGGAGGTAATTGGGAAGAATTAATTGATAATTTAAAATTCATATCTACTATACCAACATTAAAATCTGTAAAAACCTCGTTTGTAGTGCAAACATCAAACTATAAAGAAATGAAGAAATTCTATGATTTGATGCACTCCATCTTTGGAAATAAATTAAATGTATTTTTTGGAAAAATTACAAATTGGGGAACATTTAGTGATACTGAATTTCAACTACATAAAATTTGGGACAAGGATCATCCGGATCATCAAGATTTTATTAATGAATTAAATAAAATTGGTTTAAAAGACGATGTTTGGCATAATATGCAAGAATTTATAAACAAAGAAAGAAAACTAATATGATGATTAACTTTAATATAAACAGGGAAGATTTTATAGATCAAAAAAAATTGGGTGTGGTAAGAATCGAAAATCAAATTGAAGACATTCATATAAATCATATGGAGATTCTAATCAACTATTTTAAACAGGAATACTCGTGGGATAAGATGTTCAAATTAGAAGACGTTTTTAATAGACTAAAAGAGGGTCATACACTTTTTATTTTATTTTCAAACAAATCTCCGCTGGGCTATGTTTGGTTTAATAAACTTGATAATGAAATCGCATTTCTGTATAACCTGTATGTTACTAACAGGATCAAAAGACCAAAATTAGCTCCGATCTGGTTTGTCAACGAGACATGCTCTCAGATGTTAGGGTCCTATTCGTCAATAAAATGTGAATGTGAGGATTGGAATACACATGCGCAAAGAATTTTCACATCAAATAACTTTAGTGTTTCTAATTAAAATATTCTGATATGGTTTTAACTGTAATTGCCGAGGGTAGATCCGGGGGACAAACACTAACAGAGTGGTTTAGATTATCATTAAAAAATAAATTTATAATTGCCCACGAGCCGTATAATCCCGACAATAATGATTTCACGAAGGATGTAAATTATAAGGATACGTCATGGATCGATCCGAATAAAAGCTATTTCATTAAGGAATTATGGAGAAATAATGTAGATTTTTCAACACTTCTGGATATAAGCGACGTGGTGATGTGTTTATATAGAGAAAATTGGTACGAACAATCTAGATCATACCTGTTTGCAGAAAAAACAAATTTATGGCATCACAGATACAATGGAGATATGGTAAAAAAGATCATTACTGAGGAAGAAATAATATCTTACTATGGAACATCACTGAAAAATAATAAAGAGGAATTCAAAAATTGGATTGATCTAAAAAAAATTCCATCGATTTCCTATGAAAATTTATATTTCAGCAATGGTATAAATTTCGTTAAAAACACTTTTAAATTGAACAGTGAAGTTGAATTCCCAATAGGTTCAAAATATTATACAGAAGGCCAATCCCTGATTTAATTATTAATTTTGCAGAAAAAGAAATTATAATAATGTTAGGCGAACACCGCAGTAACAGTATAGTTACCTGTCCAGTCTGTGCTGGCCAAATTCACCGATGAACTATAGCTTAAAACCGTTCCCGATGTAGGGGTTCGTGTTTGCCAGTATTGAAAAACATAAGGATATGTTTGGGTTGCTGTCACAGTTATATAAGCATAATCGGAATAACTAAATCCGTAATCAAGTCCAGCACCTTGACCACTTAAAGTGATCGGATATGTTATGGAAACTGTACCTTTACCCGTATCATTAGAATAGACTCTGATGCATCTAAATTTCTTATTGTAAAAATACCCAAAATTAGATTGTCCAGATCCTCTTGGATATCTCTTATTGTCCCAAAGATTGTCTAAACTGTTATTGCTGGTACCTACGAAGATATTTGAAAGTTGGGCTGTGCCCCCCTCAAATCCTTGATTACCCATATTAATGTTCGTTGTACCGATCGAAACTACACTCATATCTTAGAGATCAATTACATTTCCTTCGCCGAAAACCTCCTCCAATTTCGGCTTCAATTTACTGTATGCCCACTCATATGGATTAGAGCCTATCACAGAGAGATCTATTTTGGACTTTGTTACAGATTTTGTTCCAGTCTTAACCCTGTCCTGGTATGTTTCTTCTCTAGTTTTTTCTATCACATTGCCATCCTCGTCAAAATCATAATATTTGACAGTTCTAACGAGATCCTGTGTTTGGTATTCGTCTTCAGTCACTGTTTCATCTACTGAAAGTGGAAGATCGAATATTGTGGGATAATTTATAGAATTTCCATCAACATTTATTAATGTTGGAATTGGACCAGATTGGGAAGACCTGTTCAGGGGATCTAAAAAATCCTCATGATATACAAATTTGTTTTTATCTGCATCGTCCTTATCGACATAAAGAGCGATGCTAACCCTCATAACGCCAATATGCTTATCTATGTGATATACTTCTATCCTAGCATAGGAAGTAGACAGTGCACCTTTATTTATGGTTTCTATTTCTTTGTTAATTTGGAGGGCCATCTTGGATCTTCTTTTTTTTATATATCTAAAAGAACTACTCCCGTTTTTTTATCTTACGACAAAAAATACACGTCCCAAATCATGCACGTCGAATCTAAGAGTAACCCCTAGCATCTGAGCAATTTCTAAAGCTTCTTCTGCTTCATCATTAGAATCAGGAACCACAATGTAACTAAAATCGTCCCACGGATATTCCATAACATCACCTTGGTCGTTTACAGGTAATTCTGCATCTTCGTCGTAGGAGCTATCATATTCATCGTCCTCTCCCCAGGTTGTTTCATTGGCAAAGCTTCTGAGCCAGTTGCCAAACTCATAAATTTCTTTTTCTTGGATTTGTAATTCGCGAAGTTTTGTGTAAATAACAAGAGCCATTCATAATATCTTATATTGGAGCTATCTATCTTAAAAATAGTTTTTGTTTTTTGCTCCTTCTAACCATCGATCATACTCCTGGATTTCCCATAAAGGAGTTCCAATTTTTTTCAATAGTTCTCTTGTTTTTTTATAGATAAAAATCTCTTCTTGTTTCCTTTCCTGTGCGGATAAATCTGAAAAATTTACGATCCTACCTTCTCTCTGTCTTTCTAATTTGAGCAGCAAGTGGAGGGATTCGTGATAAATTGTTCCTGCCAATCTATATACGCTCCGATCATAAAGAGATCCCTCACCGATTAATATCCAAAGGGATCCACTAGAAACATCATAACTACAGGTACTATTAAAGGAATTATCCGGATCTTTATATTTTTGTAGATTGGAATGCTGAACTATAGACTCGTATATCTCTCCCTCATTCTCTCTAAGAATTTCACAGGCTTGGAGGATCTTCATGTTTGATACAGGATCATGAACCAGAACTGTCTGTGATCTAAGTGAACTAGTGACACTTATTAGGAACAAAAATAAAACCGGTAGTTTCATTTTGTAAATTTACAATAAAACCCCGGTTCTAAAAAATGCGAAAGAAATTACTTGTTTTTGATCATGATAGAAACTATCTGGAATTCATGTGATCCATCTCCGCCAAGTTCTTTATAAACCACCTCACCTAAATATTCGTTTCCATCTGAGGATGTTCCCGGAATTGTTTCAAAAACTGAATATCCGGATTCCCCGTCGTCCATAATTGGACCCCCAACGTCGGAAAATACTGCTTGTTTTTCTTCCCCTACCTCTGATGTCCACTTAACATCATAATCACCTTCTGGATGTTGGGTTGGGGTCCAAGAATCCGCATAAATGACTTCGTCTTGGCCCATTTCTTCGTTTAGGGGTCTAAAATATTTTAAATGTCTCATCGTCTTATTTTTATTTATATATCAATTTTGATCTGGAATGGCTCCATATTCTCTAAACATACTTTTGTTTGCGAGCAGGTTTTTTCTGTCTCCTGGAACGGCATCTTTATCTTTGGAAAGTTCTAGCATGTATTCGTTAGAATCTATCACAAAATATCTTGTGCCTCTGTAAGCAACGATTTCTCCCTTTGTAACATCTTCCAGGGAATAATCTTGACCGTAACCCTTTTTCATTTCATTCAAAAATGCTTTGAACCTTTTAATTTCCATATTGGTATATATTTTTCTTACCTGAAGGATATTCAGGAGTTTTATTATATATCAAAGAAAAGGGATCAGAAGATCCCTTTAAATTATTGATTGTTTTCTATCGAATCCCACGTGTCAATTAAAGCCTTAGCAAAGATCGGTTCTTTACCTGTCCATCCAGCTAAGATTGCTCCTCTATAAAGATTTTCAGGTAGAACTGAGTTATCATATCCAGCCACTTGGACTGAGAAAAGATTTACTTTCGGATTAACTTCCTTTCGGTACTTCTGAGCTAGAGCTAGAACGTCGATATATCTTCCATATCCGCCCTTCCCGTGAATAAAATCCTTATAGTCATCAGGATTTACCCCATATAAACCACCATGACCTGCTTGCATGTCTGAATAGATGAAAATATTATCATAGTGGATTTTGTTTTTGATAGCTCTATCAAAAAATAGCCAAATACCATTTTCGGTCCCACCACCCAGTTTTCCGTGCTCCTTTTCAACAGCATTCATTTTTTTAAGTTGAGAAAGAAGACCATCCCTTTTTGAAACAGGTTCAACTAAAAGACCGTCACCGAATAATCCAATTTCACCCTCGTCTGAATTCTTTCCTGTGATCAGGGATGAAAGATTTGCTATCTCAGCAACATGCACTTTTCCATATTCTGAATTGCAGGTTCCCCAGGATGATCCGGAGTTATCCGAAAGAGAAATGGTTTTCCCTTTTAGTTTTGGCATATTATCAACTGCTATGTCCATACACTCTTCTAAAGCATCAGTCAAAATTCCCGAATGATTTATTGTCTCGGTATCTTTTATCGCCTGATACGCAGACCAATACCTGAATGGAAATTGTTTCCCATTTAAAACCCCAGACTTAAGTTTCTCTGTCACTTTCTTAGCCACCTCGATATCCTCGATCTCTATGAAAATTCCTCTTAAATTTCTTAAAAGAGCCATGTGCGGAATTTCAATAGTTTCTAAAATCTCTTTCCAGGATTTACCCTCAGATTTTAAATTCTCCCAGGTTCTCTCACTATCTTCAACTTTTAAAGAACCAGTCTTCATTAATTCGTCAATATCATTACTCCATGCGTGAGAAATCCTTACCAGGTCGATCAGCATTTTCCCCTTGTATTTGTTGAGCTGATATCTTGAATATTCAGCAAGTTTTTCTGCCCATGTTCTTTTAACCAGGGAGCTAAGCTTATTCTTGGACTTATTTAAGAACATGAAATATTCAAATTGATTTGTTAGATCGTCAGGTCTTAATGCAATGGCTTTACCCACCTTTTTCATGTATCCTGGATTATTCTCATTGAATTCAATCCTATTTGGATGCATAGATGCTCTTACAAAAATAACAGCGGGATTTAACCTCATGTAAAAGGTGGTTCTTAGCTCCGTAGCTAAGTCCAAAGTTCCTTTGAAGTCATAATCTAAGGCCTTATCAATAGCGTCTGTAAAAACGTCCGCAGCGGTCCTTTTATCTTTGATTAATTCAGAAAATATGGAGTATTCCAAAAGAGAGTCATGATTCTTAATTTTCTTCTCCTCCTTAATTCCGTCTCTGTAATATTGGGGCTCTCCAAAGATAGAACTTGCTGCCACTATTTTAAGGGTTTGGAGCGGAGAAATTGTGTAAGAATTTCCACCCATGAAATTTTCGACAACTTTTTCCTCGTGCTTTCTAACTTCTGATCTTGACTTTACTGCGTATTCTGTTAATTTAGACATATGTTTGTTTTTAATTTTCCCAATAAAAAAAGCCTATCGGGTTCCGATAAGCTTCCACATGTCTAATAATAAAGACTTTTAGAAACTTACCGAGAATATTGAAAGGGAGTGTTGTTTCGGTTTGTAGTTGAAGTAACTCCCTGTCCCGCGTCGGATAGTTTATAATCTTAAATAAATTTGGTTTTTTGTTTCGAGAATTCCCAGTTTGGGGTTGCTCCTTAAGGAAGCGAATCTTCAGCCTTATGGTCTCTGACACCCCAGTTTCTACAGGAAATACCCGGTTAGTTACTCCAGTCGTTTAACGTAATCCGTTGCTTATTTGTATAGTTTGAAGTATCCAAATCTGCCGCTTCGAAATCAAATTACCAATATTTTAAAGAACTTTGATTGTTATATATCGCAAATGTAATAAAATTTCGCATGTTTAGAAGAATTTCCTCGAATTTCTAATCTATTAGACCTGCTTTTCCAAGCTTTTCATAATAACGTGGATCTTCCTCTAGATGGTCCATAGCGATTTCCATCGCAACATCTTCATTACCTGTATGCTCAAGCTCGACAGAAATTCCTATCTCTAATTGTTTAGTGAGTATGGTATACATGTCATCTATCTTTTCTTGTGAAGTTGAATCACTGGAATCATCATAAGAATGTTTTTTAGCTATATCAATTAGGCTCATTCCTGAAGATTTTCCCCCCAAACTTCTCAACAAGATCACGATTTTTGTCAACATCAACCTTGTAAATTTTACCCTCTCCTAAATCAGTTTCTGCACTTTCCAACACTGGGTTCATTGCTTTACATGGGCCACACCAGGTTGCATAGAAGTCTATCATGCATTTTTCTGATGATGAGATAGCTTGATCGAAATTTTGACTATTAAGTTCTGACATTTTTTTCCTGTTATATTTATTTTAATTGGTGATTTTTTAAGTGCATTATTTTATATCTATCTCAAAAAAGATCAGAGATTATGTTTTCCTTAAATCTAACTATTTTGTATTCTTTGTATCTTCTGTCGATAGAAACAACAGAATTAATCAGATCAAAATACCCATCGGGTATCAAAGAATTTTCCAGCGAAATTGAAATTTTTTGATCTTCCAGTATATACGTGGATTCTATTTCATCTTGATGGATTATTATATTTTCTAATTTGGTATTAGATTTTTTTATTTTCCCGTTGTTGACTTTTTCTAGGTAAGCAACTATTTCTATTAGCTGATCTGGAGATGTTTTAATAGAATCTATGTAATTTGATACCTCACAAGTATAGCTCTTCCAATCTATCTCAGAAACATAGAAGAAATTTGATTTGGAATAAAGGGTTTCTTTAATGTATTCAAGAAGATTTTCGTCTCTGTAGGTTACTAATGAACCCTTATCAAAATCTTGGAAAGGAGAAACCTTGAAAACAATCTTGTAATGCATCTATCATTTTTTATATTATATGATCAATTCAATCCAAGTTTTCTTCTGTTCTGGAAAATTTATGACCTATAATATAAAATTTAGTATTTGGGAATATAGATCCCAGATGAGAGGATTCGTCCTTCCCTCCCTTTTTAGAATTGGTGTTGTCGGAAAATATAAAAAATTCCCCCGGTTTTAATTCATAATCCCCAACTTTTCTAGATTCTACAAAAGTGTTAAAAAGCTTTTTCTCCGTATCGTCAAGTGAAGAGAAATTAGTAACCTCTATTATTGTATTCCTGAATTCCTCTGAATTTTTAGAAAGTATTTTATTTAGGTCAGAAATCAAAAAATCCGCAGAAAATGAATCAATCTTTGAGCAATTAAATATACAGTAGGAATATTTCTTACCCCCCGCAATTATGTTTCCGCTTTCGTCTTCCTCGAATCCATAGGCTTTCGATTCTTCATGAAACTCAGACATCACATAAAAAGGATTTGATGAATTTACAGAATTAAAAATATACAGAGGTTGATCGTCGCCTCTTTTTATTTTTTCGGACATCCAATTAAAAAAAGATTGGGTATTAAAATTCAATATTTCCGGCCTCAATACTTTTTCTTTTTGTTCATCTCCGCCAATTACACTTTTTACAAAGTCTTCTATAAAATTTCCTTCATTTAAGAAATTCTTATATCTCTTCATTTTTTTCATAGTAACTTATATATTCTCTAGGAAATCTTAGAACCCCACTTTTCTAGAAATATTTGATGACTTCCGCTTGTCATGTCATACATTTCAGGGTCAGATAAAACATAGGGTCCAGTTTTTCCGATGTCCTTATCATGATGTATTACAACGGAAGAAGTAACCAAGCAGTGTTTAATTTTTTTAAAATATAATGTTAGAGAATAATCATTATCAGAAAACCAATGGGTAAACCTTTCGTCAAGATCTCCTATAGATTCGTATATTTCTCTCTTTTGAAAAATACACCATCCCGAAATATGTTTCCTTATCTCGTATCCGATCAAATTTCCTGTATGCGGATTTATTCCGTATTTCGGCTGGGTCATAGTACATATCGGAGAGAACGAAAGAATATCCGGATCGTGTTGAGCAACGTTTAATATTTCAGAAGCCCATCCCTTAGTAAAATACAAATCATTATTACAAAGACAAACATATTCGGAAGTTCCTAGTTTTCTTCCATAATTCATAAACTTGTGGTATCCATATGGTTTAGGAGGATCATAAGTTTTAGTATTTGGAAGGTGATCCCACGAAACATCTTTCTGCGATTCTAAAACTATAATATTAAAAAGATCACTTGAATTTGATTCGGAATCCAGAATGGATTTTATACATCGATCGGTATAAAAATAAAGCTCATCATTATAAGCATAACTCAATATAATTACATCAATCATCTTTTAGCTTCTTTTCTTTTTAATGTCGTTGATGTCCCTCAAATCCCCAGATTGACAGTAATAAAAGCTTTCTTCCCATTTCTTTTTGCCTACATAATCTCCGACATTAAAAAACATTCCATCTTGAATTATTCTTTTAAAATCATCTATGGTAATATACCCAGCTATGTCCATACTAAATCGAACACCATCTAAGGATTTATAAATTTTATCGATCCCAGGATCTTCATCTCCGCTTATGTTCAAAAGATTGTCTAGGTTTTGTCTCATTCTGCAGAGAAAAAAAGCTTTGTATGTATAATCTGGAATTCCTTTCTCTGTGTAAATATATCCACCTTCCATATCCCATTCATCCTTATTTAAAAGTAAAAGATCTGAAAAATGATACGTGGTCTTTACTGATAACTTTTTGGTTACGTCATTACCTTCTGAGTCTTTAGTGATGATAAAAAGATCACCGTCGTCCCATTTACCCTTTCCAAGAACAGTAAGATCCGGATATTTAACTTCGTGACCGAGAGACAACAAATGCTTATAAAGGGCAAATTCCCCCAATTTTCCTTTGAGTGCATTCTTGAATTTGGTTGATTTGTCTCTTTTGTTTGATTTTAGGTATCCAGATCCCCAGCATAATTGATAGGCATGATCTATACATTCTATTGCATATTCGTTAACATTAATTTTGTCCTTGTAATGCTTTTTTGAAACCACAGAATATTTTCCGTCGGATACTATTTTTAAAGGGTTAAATTTTTTAGGAGATACCAATTGAATCACTATTTGCCTTTTATACTGACAAATTTAAAATAATTTCTCCATGAAAAGAAATGCAGATTAATCCTCCGCTATTGACCCGTCTTCTTCGAATTTAATATCGTTGATTTCTATAGTGTCGATGATGCCACCATCCTCGAACTGAGCATCTATATCATTAGAAATACGGGTTAAAACCCGATCCATGTGGTCACTAAACTTTCTTTCGGCTCTATTGCAGTAATTGGTTAGAAGATCCTCGGATTCTTCTCCGTATTCAGCAATCATAGAGTCTAAATCCTCTATTTCAAATACTATAGTGGTATTACTTTTACCGGAACTTTTGAACATATAGTAAATATGAGGACGGAATGCTGCAGGTATTTCTAACCATCTAAGAAAAAGATTATCATTACTGATGTCAATTGCGTTTTCACAGTGTAAATAGTAATTAGGATCTTGCTTCCCTATAAAATAGATGTCCTTTCTTAGATTTTGGATCATGAACCTATTCCCATTATCCTCGTAATAATCATCTCCGAAAAGTTTTTCCATTTCTTCATGAGGTGGCTCAAAAAGTGAATCATCATCGATTACCCAAGAAGCAACATCGTCACCCCCATATCTACCAGAGTACTTTTCATTCCTTACGTTATCCAGAGCTGATGTTTTAGCTTTAGAACTAAGTTCATCAAATTCCATATATTCAAAAAGGTGTCTCATTAGTAATTAACTGGATAATTTCCTCCACTGTAAGTTCTTTGAATGACGTTCCATTGTTTAAGAGATGCTCTACCATTATTTTTTTCTATCGTATCTAGAACTTTCCAGACATAGTCGACCTCCCTAGCGGGTCTTAATCTAAAAACCTGACGATAATGTGCAATTTGCCCAGGATTTAAAATTTTATAATCTTTTGGATTATAATTTGTATCATATGTGGGTTCGAAGCTTTCGTATATCTTTAGATGTCTCATAACTTATATATTCCCATTAAGGCAAGCTTTCAAAAGCTTTTTTAATATCTGAGCATGTTTCATAATCCTCAATCTCTATCATTTTAGAAATAGCCTTTTCTAAAGCTTTTCTCCATTTACTTTTGGGTATTGAAAAAATTTGAACATCCTCCCCTGACTGTATTTCAAAAAGATCAACGCTGTTTCTATCCCTTTCTATACCATATAAAATACCCCTAATGATTTCATACACCATTTCAACGTCTTGGGTTGTTAATATTACATCGCTGCCCAAATCATTTCTTTCAATCTTAAATCTCCGAATCATTCTAGCCATATGAAGATATCATAGACTATTTATCGGAATTTCTCCTATTTCATCCACCCTTGTTATAACTGATTCCCAGTCTGGATATTCCCCTGAGAAAATTCTGATCCAAATTCCTGAAAAAGATCTTTGGTTTGCGTTTTCCTCATCATCGATAAGAATTCTTCCCTTTAACAAACTCTTGTCCGGACAAAGTATAAGTTTCTTTTGAAAGTCGTAACCGAAATTTTTTCTTACCCACAAAGCTTTATCGCTATATGATTCTATGTTTCTAAAGGAAGGACGGCTGAGAAACCAGACATCAAATTTACTTGACAGATAGAAAACAGATTCTATTGATTTTTCTATTGGATCTAGATTAGAAAAAAATCCAGGGGATGACCAGGGATATTTGTAAACTAGACTTCCCTCTTTACTTTCGTTATTTGATCTAAACTCCTCTACCGCCTTTTTTAAATCACAAACAGTACCATCAAGATCTACATAAATTCTCACGGCTATATTTATCTTAAAATTAAGGAATTTTGTCTAATAAAACAGCATTCCTAGCAAGATCCAAATCACTCTGCGTGTCTATACAAATTGATTCTTGATAACACATAACATATCTCAGTGAAAATCCATTTTCCATCCAGGCAATTTGCTCTAAAGAAGAATTTAGAGATTCCTCTGTTGGTTTTATTTTTTCTATCTCTGACAAATCATCAAACATGAACCCATAGATTCCAACATGTTTTAGACAATTTTCGGAATTTCCAAAAAAAGGACTTCTAGTAAACGAAATTATTGCGTCGTTACTATCATGTATTAATTTTACTGAATTTCTATTTCTTAAATGAAT